CTCCGCCGTCTGCCTCATGAAGCCCCCGGATGTCGCGCTGTTCATCGTCAAACTCCCTGCTTTATCAAGCTTCCACAGCGGCTCGCCGTTGGCACCGAGTGCGGTCGACTGAATCACGTTGCCGATCATCGCGTTGGTGATCCAGCCAGTTCCTATCAGCGCCTGACTGATGAAGGTCTGCCCGTTCTGTATCACAAACGGAGCAGTCAACTGTCCGTTGGCGGTATTCACGACTGCAAAGCGATTCACATCAACAAGGAACTGCGACTGGAAGACACCAGCCTCGTTTTCGATACCCAAGCCGATGCCAGCCGCAACGTACTGACCGCCTGCCGTGACCTGCATCTTCACCGCCCACATCGCTGACAGTTGGCCATCGGTGCTGGTTTGCGCTTGGCTGACCTGTTGGATGGCAGCAGTGTTGCTTCCGACAGTAGCGCTGAGCGCCTGAATATTCGAAGCCAGGGCGTTATCGGCGGAGGCGCGCGCCTGTTGTTCCGTAACGATGGCTGCTGCGTTTGCGTCAACCGAAACCTTCACAGAGTCCACGCGGATTGCAGTTGCAAGGTCGGCGTCGGCCGAGACCGACTGAACCGTTACTGTTCCCGCATAGACATTGCTATCTCCGGCGCCCCAGTCCGTATCTCCAGCAGCATCGGGTGTCACCTGGGCGACCAGGCCGTTAATGCTCTCTGCCTGCGCAGTAAGCTTGCCGTCGATCACACCGATGTTGGTGGTGTTCTGTTCGACCCGAGCAGCCAGAGCGCCCACCTCTGCCGAGATCTGGCCGATGTCAGTCCAGTATGCTTCGCTCGGCGGTGCGATGTTGCCAGAGGTATTGCTGCTCCACTGGTAGAGGCGACCATTGTGATAGACAACATCCCCTTTCGAGTAGATTTTTGCCGGGTCATACGCGGTCGAGTTGTTGAGCAGATCGGTAACCTTCTCGCTCAAATCATCGATCTCGCCGATTTTGTCCTTCAGCCCTTGGTTCAGCGCACTTTCGCTGATGCGATCAGAAAAATACCGGTCGTATTCCGTCTGGTCGCTGCTTGATTGGCCATTGGTCCCAGCGCCAGCCGGATACCACGCCCCTATGTTGCCAGTGCGATCTATCAAGCGTGCCCAGAAGAAGAACGACACACCAGCCGCCAGCCCCTGCATTTCATGGGCCGCCTGTGGGAAAGCGAAGTCGCCCAGTTTCTTCGCCTGCTCTCGATCAGTGGTGGTGCCGTACCATATTTCCGTGCGCTGGGTATCCTCGGCGCCAGCAGGGAAGCCCCACTCCAGACCGATGCCGAACACCCGCGATTGCGTGCGGAGATAGGCAACCGCCGGCGGCGCGCCGGTCTTACCGCTGAGCTGGGTCAGGATCGAACTCTTCCAGACCGACGTGATGTCGAAGGCCGACACCGCGCGCACCCGCGCCAGATAGCCACCTGCGTAGATGCCGGTCACATCGACGTTGGTGGTGCCGGCACGCGGCAGGCGGATCCAGTTGCCGCTATCCTTCTTCCACTCGACGTCGTATGCCACCGCCCCTTCTACAGCAGGCCAGGCGATGGTCATCGTGCTGACCGCCAACCCCTGATCGAACTGGTAGTGCGAGGTCAGCGTGACGCTCGCCGGCGGCGCAACTGTGGTGATCGGGATAACGCTGATCGGGCGGCTCTCCAACTTTGCACCAGTGTCGATCGCTGAGAACTTCCCGGGCTCGTACTGCAGAGCGGTGATCTCGAAGACACCCCGCTCCGGCTGGCTGACTTTCATCACACGGTAGAGCGGCACCGCCAGGTCGTCGGCATCGAGGGTCCAGACCAATTCCGGTAGCGGGGTCTCGCTGTAGGCTGTCGTCACGGTCACCGCGCGCCCGGCGACCGACTGCACGGATCGCGCCTCAGCCTTACCGCTGGGCAGGTTCAGGAACAGCCGGTCGCCAGCTTTCACCTGGGTGTCGCGATCCAAGGTGATCACGCGGCCAGCAACCGCCGAGATCCTCCCGCCGATCTCCCGTCCAGCCAACAGCGCGTCAGCCACCGGAATCACCCATCCCGGCAGCGGAATCGCCCCGTCCATACCGGTACGGAACGTTACCGTGCGATCCTGGCTGTTGGTCAGGATCGCCCATTTTCCGCGCCGCTGGGCCTCACTCTCGCGGGTGCAGCCGATGGCTGCCACCTCGACCGGGTTGTCGCCGTAACGCCGCTGCAGGCGCTTATCGGTGGCCACAGCCACGTCGGTGTCGTAGTTGTTCGCCGGATTGTCGTAGCTGACCAAGGCGCGGCTGTAGCGAGTACGCTCACTGGCCGAGCCGTAGCTGAAGCGGCCGTCGATGACATTGGCCCGGGTGTAGGCGAAATCGACGTCGGTGGCGCGCGGGATATCCGCCTGGATCTTCAGTTGGCCCTGGGCCCAGTACGCCATACCACGGTAGATCGCGGTGAGGTCACGCAGCAGCTCCCAGGCCCCGGCGCGGCTTTGCAGGTTCAGGTTGCAGGTGTGTCGCGGCTCCTGGCCGCCCTTCCCGTCCGGCACCAACTGGTCGCAGTACTGGGAAATCCGGTACATCTCCCAGCGGTCTACCATCCAGGCCTTGATGCGTTTACCCACACCGAAGCGATCGTTGGTCACGATGTCGTAGGTGTGCCAGACCGGGTTATCGGTCCAGGCCTGTTTCATCGTGCCGTCCCAGATACCGAGGTAGGCCCGGGTCTCCGGATCGTAATTGCTCGGCACTTGGACCTTCCGCCCGCGGCAGTCGACTGTGACAGCCGGAATGTTGCTGAACTGCTCTGCGCTGAACTCGACGTACAGCAGAGCCGTGTTCGGGTAGCGCAGCTTCGCGTCGATCACCTCGGTGTAGCCGGCGATCAGCATGGTGTCGGCGATGCGGTTGTTGTTCTGGTTCGGCGTCAGGCGGCGGACGCGCACCTGCCAGCCATTGGTGGCCGCCGGCAGGTCGATCCGGCGGGAACGCTCGTAGCGGGTGGTGGTCTTGCCATCGACGGCCTCGCGCAGCACCTCCTGATAGGCGCCGCCGTCGGTGGCCAGATCTACGGCATATTCGATCCGGTACCCGCCGATGTTGCCGTTGGTGTCCTGCTGCTGGAGCGCTGGCCAGGCGAAGCGCAGGCGCACTGCGGAAAGCTGGGTATTGCTCAGCGAGCGCACCCAGGGCGTATCGCTGCGCAACTCGACGTTGACAGACGTCTCGTTCTCAACCGCAGGAATGCCAGGGATGTAGTCCTGGTCCACCGACCCCGCGCGCCACTCCCACTTAACGTTCGGGAAGTTCAGGTTACCGCTCGGGTCCATCAGCGGGGTGTTGTCGAGGTAGATATCGCGCTCGCTCGGAACGCCGGCGAACTCGCCTTCGCCCACGGCAAGCAGGATCTTGGCCATCGCGACCGAGCGCAGGCTGTCGGGTGCCTCGACCGGCTGTTTCGGCTTGCTACTGCCGCCCTTGCGGCCGGAAATCGCTACCGCCTCAGCATGGCGCTTTAGATTTTCGCCGCTATCCATTATTCCCCCAGCATTATAGAAACAAGAGGCTTTCATACCGAACCCTACAGGGCTAATATCGAGACCCATCATTAAAAAAGGAATCTTTATGTCATCCGACACTCTGAACCAAAACATGAAACTTCTAGCAATGTTTCATACTAATGAAATTAGCTGGGCAGACTTTGTGCAAAAGGCCGACCCAGAAACTATTAAAAGACTTTTTGATGAAGGAATATCAACTATTAACGCGACCAGAATGCAGGCCGGCAGATACCGCTATCGCCGCATGTATAGCGGAGGCCTAACACCAAAGGGACTGGAGAAGATGAAAACGATGTAGCTTTCTCAGGGCCCCGTAACCGGGGCCTTTCTACACCTTGTCCTCGGCGTAAATCGAAGCCGAGATAATCGCCCCGCCCCACCGGCGCTTCCCGTAGCAGATCGGCACCGGGTTTCCGCTGGCGGTGGTATTTCTGGCGCTGCCGAAGGCGTAGCTGGGAAGATTCTCCGGTGCCGCGCTCTGCTTCAGGCCCTGGGCTTGGGGGCTGAGCATTTGGATGACGCCGCCGATCGCCATCGCCACACCGGCTGTCCCCATAGCCCCCGTCAGACCACCGGCAGCGGCGAAACCACCAGGGCCGGCCATGATGGTCGCCGCCACGATAAGGGCAACACCCACAATCGTCTGCACCAACCCGCCACGCTTCCGGCCACGCATGACCGGAGCAATGCGAATTTCCTCGGCGCCCCCGAACTGCAGCTCATCTTGGGAAATGTTCCGTTTCCCACGGAATACAGCGAACTCCATACCTCGCAGGTGGGCATTGGCGAGGAAGCGCTCGAGGCCTGGAATCTGCACGCACAAGGCCTTGATCGCTTCAGCAGTCGACCCGACGAGCATACGGTACTCCCGGCCGAACTGCCGGAGCGCGCCGTAGAGCTTGATGGTTGTCATCGGAGTGTGGTGCGCTGCGGTGGTCATGTGTTTCTCCAGGTAATAAAAAACCGCCCGGAGGCGGTTTGCAGAAGTTCAATACGGCTCAAGAGCTAGTTCTTGTACATCATGACAAAACCATCGACACCCATTTCTACCCTAAGCATAGCAAGCTGAGCTTCAGCACTTTCTCTTTTCTTCCATGGCCCAACGAAAATCCTCAAGACCCCATCACCACTTTTCTCGGTGAAAACCGGGTAATGAAATTCCTCTAGATTACTCAGCAACCATTCCGACCTACCTGCGACTGAAACTCTGGTAACCCAGTATGGGGTAGATGTGCTAGGGTCTGGTGCATCGGGCTTTATGGGCATAAACGCAATAACACCTTTGGGCAGCTTACCTGGTTGACATGCACCTTCAACTACCCAAGGTTCAATATCTCCAACAATAGCATCAAGGCCGCGTTCTTCGCGATTAACCACAATATAAGGCTGAAAACCGGTATATCCTCCGAAAGAGTTCTTGGCGTTTACTTCGCCGCAATATAGCCCCTTTCGGACCTCACGCTCATTCTGAAATGTGGCCGATCCCGGATCCTTCAGCTTTTCGGAGACCGCATTCCGAACTTCACGTTCCTCACTGCAGCCTACAAGGGCGACAGCAAAGCAAGTCATGACGAATATCCCCTTCATACCCCCTCCATAGCTGTTGATGGGACTCTACCATCACCGCTCCGGCGCCAGAACCCAGCAGAGTGTTGACCTCAGGTAGTCAAGGGGCGCACCCGGTGCCGCAGCACCAGTCGCATCCGGTCGAGCCACGGCCCACCGAACACGATGATTTCGCTGGGCTTGCCGTACAGGTGGTGCAACAGGAACGGCCCGGCGCCGAAGTGTTGCATATCCTCGCCAGGTAGTGATGGATCGTCCGCCAGGTAGATCCCGGCGTGGTTCGGGTGCGCGGTACGTCCCACAGCCATCACGATCATGTCGCCGCGCTGCGGCCGGTCCACCCGGATGAAGCCGGCCCCCTCGAACCGCTGCTCGTAGAGGCTTGGACCGTCTGCCCGCTCCCACCAGCCATCGGCACGCTCGAAGTGCGGGAACTCGATGCCCCACTCCCTCTGGTACCAGTCGGCGCAGACCTGCCAGCAGTCCTGCACCCCATGCACGAACGCGCGCCCGAGCAGCGGCACCTGATCGACGGGCTCGATGGTACGCAGGTCGCCCTCCGGCCAGCTCAGGATGTGCCAAGTCAGGCCCGAGGCGTTGCACATCGCGACATCTGCGGCACTCGGTCGGCTGGTGGCATCGGGGTGGCTATGCACCACGGCGACGATCTCTCCCTGATCCTCTGCCTCTGCATACGCCTCCGGTGCGATGCGGAACTCCTCGCCGGCGTCGGCAGCGGTGTTTTCGCAGGGAACGTATCGCTGGCTCCGGCCAGAACGGATGATCAGTCCGCAGCACTCGCGCGGATACTCTGCCGCGGCGTGCTTCTGCACGGCAGACAGGATGTGCTTGAGCATGGTCAGCTCCTGGCGATGATCGAGACGGCAGGAAAGCCGCCGAAGGGCAGTTGGTTGCCTTCACCGAAGCGCGGGATGCAACCGGTGCCCAGGCAGCCATCACACTCGTCCCGGGCTGGGTCATCGGTGGGGTTGCCGTCGATGTCGAAGTACGGGCCGGTGTAGCCGCAGTCGGGCCCGCGGTACCCGCCCGTCATCGCCCAGTGGCAAAGGGTGGTCATCTGTCGGCCGACCTGCTCGCCGCCAACGTCGCCTGGCGAGGCCAGTTCCCAAGCCACGTACTGGCCGTCCTCGTTGGTTTTCTGGTCCAAGTACCAGATTTCGACGATCTCCTGGGAGGGATCAGCGTCGGGATTGCCGCCTGGGAAGTTCGCCGCGTCCAGGTATTTCGTCAGCGTCGTCCGGATGGTGAGGCGGAACTGGAGCAGGTCCTCGAACGCCAGGCAGAGCGCCGTAATCCGGCCATTGACATTGCCGGCGGTGAAGCTCGGCCGCGCCGCAGTACCATCGCTGTTGGCCTCGATGCCCTCGATCTGCACCGGCCAGGCCGCGTATTCGTGGCCCTGCCACCAGATCGGTTTCGCCGGTAACTGGTCGGCGTTGGCACCGGCGGCGGCCAGTTCCTGCGGGCTGTGCGGGATAGCGTGTCCATGGAACCGGACCACGTCGGCGCCGAAGTCGCTGCCGTCGAGTTCGAACAGCACGACCTCGCCGCCGGGCTCCAGCTTCTGGATATCGGTGATCAGCGTCATGGATGGAATGCCTGTTCAAAGGTCGCGGTCAGCCGGTAGACCCGGCCGCCGAGGTTGACGGGCCGGTAGCCCGCACAGGTGTAGAAGCCCAGGCCGCCCAGGGGCGGCGTCCAGAGAAATGCACGCGCTCCGGTGTGGCGGTCCAGGAAGTCCATCGCGGCCTTGATGGTCGCCGCCGGCCCGGTGATGGAAACCGGCCAACTCTGGGACTTGCTGTTCAGGCCTTCGCTCACCAACTGCTTGTAGCCGTCACCGAATTGCGCGGACCTGGTGGCGAAGGTTATGTCGCCCTCGCCACCGCTCTCGGTGGCCCAAGTGAAGGTTTCGATTGCCATGTGCTCTACCCGTTGATGGCCCGGCCGATCGCACCGTCACGCCGCAGATCACGCGCCAGGAGTTGTCGGTATTTCTGCTCGACGAACGTCCCGATGTCGCGACCGAACTGGTCCAGGCCAGGCTGGCTGCTGGAGACGTTGGCCGAACCATCCGAGGCAATGTTCACCTCGACGTTGATCTGCGAGCTACTGCCGCCCATAGCGCGCACACCGAGGGCCCCGGACGAGGTTCTGGTCAGCGGCATCACGGCCTCTGGCCCCGCTTCGCCCATCACACCCATGCGGCCGCCGCTCATGCCGAACGCGGTTGGCGTGCTGACCACGCTGTTGGTGAATGCCCCGCCAGTGGCGAACATCTGCACCCCGCCGGCGAACGCACCACCGTTGGCGAACAGCCCGCTGTTGCTCACCAGGTTGTCGACACCAGACTGCGCGGCAGCGTTTCCACCGCCGAAGAATCCGCCGAAGAGGGACGAAAGGGCCTGCGAGGCAGCGGCGCGCGTTGCAATCCGCGCCATGTCGGCCAGGATGCTCTTGGCGAAGTCGGAGAACGACAACTTGCCGGTCGTGGCGAAGGTAGCGACTGCATCCTCCATGGCGCGGAAGGCGTTGGTGAACAGATCATGCGTCTGCCCAGCAACATTCCTGGCGCTTTCGAGATAGTCGTTCCAGGCTCCGCTCGCTCCGTTGCTCCAGTCTGACTGGGCAGCGGTCATCTGGTCGTAGTTGCTGACCACGGTGTCTCGCAGGTCCTGATGCGCCTTTCTGAGCGCAGCCAGACGTTTCTCGTACTCCTCGTCCGACATTTGCCGACTGGGATCGGAACGCTGGTTCTCCAGGTCCATCAGTTGCTGGTTGTAGCGGTCGTCGAGACTGTTCAACTGCTCGAAGCGGGACCGCTCTCGTCCGCCCATGCTGAGACCGGCCGCAGCGCGCTCGCCCTCCAGGCGCAACGCATCGACCTGCGCCTGCAGCGCCTGCGTATAGCGCTGCACCGACTGCTCCTGTCGCCGCAGCCGCCCTTGCTCGCTGAGTTCGATCTGGTTGAGCTGTGAATCAGCGTCCTGCTGCGCCTTGACCAGCGCCGTCCTGGAGTCGGCGATCTTCTGGTCGAGCTGGATTCGCTGGGCAGCCGAGGTTCCTTGCTTCGCCCTGGCAGTCTCCAGCGCTGCGATCTCACGCTCGTAGGCATGAGTTACCTCATCCCGCTCCTGCTGGATGATCGAGATCCGCTGCTGCGCGTAGCTTTCCGCGCTGATCACGCCTGCGCGTTGGGACGCCTCCAATTCCTTTTGCGCGTTACGGTAGGTCGCGGTGATTTCGGCCAAGCTATTCTTCGCGGCGTTGGCCGCGCGTAGGTCCACCGAACCGGCGGAGCCCTTCTGGTCCTTGTACTTGGCGTTGATGTTGGCGATCTCGCGATCAATGGTCGCCTGCTGCAGGCGGTCATCGTTCGGGTTCACCTCGCGGATCGCCTCAAGATCCTTCTTGTACTGCTCCAACTCCTTGGCGCGCTTCTGCTGGTTGGTCAGCGCCGCCCTGGAACGAGCGTCGATCCGGTCAATAGCATTCTGGGCGGCTTGTTCAGCCCGAGCGCGCTCGCCGGCGGTTCTGGCATCGTCCACCATCGCCTTCTTCCGCTCGCGGAGCATGTCGAGCTCTTCGCGCAGGCGGTTCCGGCTCTCGTCGCGGTTGCCGACCAGGCCGAAACCACCTTGATCGAGCTGGGCAAGGCGCCGCTCCACGTCGGCGATCTGGGAGTCGATGTCCTGGCGACCAATGCTCTTGGCATCATCCCACGCGCGCTTCGCAGCACGTGCGACTCCATCCCAAGCACGCTCAATCCAACCCAGGTTCTCCAGAATCTTCGGGGTCCGCTGGTTGATTGCGTCAGCGTAGGCCTCAGTCGCCAGCTTCACCGCGCCGGCGTGATCCCCCTGCTCCTCCAGCGCCTTGATCTGCGAGTAGACGGATGCGGTGAGGTAGTTGTACTGCTCATTCAGGGCCTTCGAGGCCTTCACAGGGTCCTCTCCCAGCCTCACGAACTCGGCGACGGTATCCCCCACCGCGCGGCCAGTCGCCTCTTCCATCGACAGCGCGGCCTGGGTGATGGCAACGAAGCTTTCGCTGGCCAAGTCTCCCTTGCCCGCCAGGGTGGCCAGCACTTCGGCAGCAGCTCCGGTCGTGCCAACCGTATTGCTAACTTGGCGCGCCATTTCGCCCAGTCCAGAGGCGCTGGTACCAGCGTAGTTGCCGGTCATGATCAGCGCCTTGTTGTATTCGCCCTGTTCCTTGCTGCCCAAGTACGCCGCCGCAGTCACACCACCGATCGCCGCTGCCAGCAGCCCAATCGGGGCCAGGACGCCGATAACACCGCGCGCGGCGCCGCCGGCGTTCACACCGATCTCGGCGATGTTGTGGGCGGCGACCCGCCAGTTACCGGTTGAGAGGGCGTTACCCAACTGCAGCACGTTCTCGCGCGCTTCCTTGCTGGTCAGCCCGAGCTTGTTGATCGCGCCGCCGGTCCCTTCGATGTCCCGCCGCTTCGCCGCGATCTTCTCCAGGCCGGCGGCCAATCCGGCGTCATCCAGCCCGCCGGCGGCGCGCAGCCCACGCAACGCGGCCTCCTGCTTCTCAAGCCTGACCAACGCAGCGGTCACCGGATCGATGCTGTTGACCGTGCGTTGCATCGCTTCGATCTGCCGGTTCTGCGCCGCAACCAGGCGCTGCTTCTCGGCGGCCTCCTTGGTTTCCGCCTTCTGCAACCGGTCATAGGCCGCACCCAGGCGATCCTGATATTGCGCCTCGTCCTGCAGCGTGGTCAGGCCGGCCTTGCGCGCCCGCTCGAGCAAGCTCTCGGCGCGAATCAGATCATCGATGTTGGCGACGTTGCCGGAGAGCGCCCGCTCCAACTGGCTGATGATGGATATCTCGCCAGCGGCACTGTCGTATACCTTCCGGCTGGCAGCAGCCTGGCGTTCACGCGCACCGGCCGCCTTGTCGACACTGCGGGCAGCGTCCTCCTCCGCGCGCGATACTCCCTTGGTGGCCTGCTCGAGGCCCTTGCTGGCGTCGGACAGGTTGTCGATGGCCTGTTCGGCCTGGTCGGCGGAGTCGACCAGCTTGTCGAGGTCCTCGGCCGCCTTTACGGCCGGGCTCGAATCGACCTTGATGCCCAGTTCGGCGAAATTGCTCATCCCGACTCCCTCTGCTCGCGGAAGGTCCGCAGAGCGGCGTCTTCCATTACCCGGATATCTGCGAACACCGCGGCTTGCTCACCAGCGGCTACGCCGCACATCTGCATCACCACCGGCAAAGCGGTGTAGTCCAGGCCTGTTGCGCCACACATGCCAGCCCGCCACTGGGTGCTCATCGCCTCGAAGACGATGAATGCCGTCCAGTTGCAGGGCCAAAGCTCCATCTGCTCGTCGCTTTCGTCGAAGTCATCTGGAGACAATCCGAACTGCGCCAGCTCCTGGGGGCTGGCTACAGGCCGATAGAGTTCCTGTGCGGCGCGCTTCAGTTTCCCAAGCGCCCTCTGCTGTAGGCGCTCTGGTAAGCCTCGAGGATGGCCTCGGGCACGCTGACCAGGGAGGACACCAGCAGCCGGACGTTGGCCTCGGTGAACGCCTCGTCGAACCCCCACCCGGCCACAACGGCTTGTACCTGCTCAACCTGGAGGTCGATCTGAGCCGTGGTGAACGCTTCCAGAGACTGCTCACGAGTCTCCTCGACCAAGCGCTTGAACCGCTCTCCCCAACTGCTGTAGAGGTCGGCCAGATCTTCACGATCCAGGTACTTGAAGGTGAATGGCACCTTGATGGACTCCCCGCCGAGGCGGGGAATCTCCACACTGGATTCGAAGGTGGGCGCCTGCGCGATGCTGAACTTCTTCGCCATGACAGTTCCTTAGGGGGCCGGGTTGTAGCGAACCGGGCGGCCATCGAGAGCGATGGTCAGGGTCCGGGTCATGATTTCGTTGACGTTCAGGGTCGGGGTGTCGCTGACCGAGACGTAGCCGTTGTAGAAAACCTCCGATCCGTTGCGCAGCGTCAGGCGGATCACCTGCAGCGCTTTACTCTGGTCCGCCGCCTCAATCACCGCCCACTGCGGCAAGTTGGGGTCGTCGGCGATCGGCATCGAGAACGACTGAGCGTTGCGGAAGGTAGGCAACTGGCGCTGGTCATCGTCCTCGAGGTACTGGTACTGGACGAACTGCTGCTCGCCGCCGGAGGTGGTCGGGTTCATCACCTGCTGGATCTGCTGCCAGGCGAGGACCTTCTTCGCCGAGCCGATACCGCCGCCGGCCGGGTAGCGGATCACATCGGTGGTATCGATATTGCCCAGGGAGAAGGTGTCCTCGGTGGAAACTGCGACCTTGACGGCTCGGCCGTTCAGGCCAGTCCAGCCGGACACCAGCGACACGACGTCACCGACCAGCAGGCCGTGAGCATCTGCGGTAGCAACCGCTGGCTTGGCGTTGGAGACAGCGGTAATCGGAATAGCCGGGCCGTAGGTGGCAGCAATGGCCAGCAGCGCGCCGTTGGGGAGGCTTGCGGACATGGAGTTTTCCTCGTGTGGAAATGAAAAAACCCGCTCATGGCGGGTGCTGGTGTGCCCATGCGGGCGATCAGAAGATGTCGGCGCGATAGCCGATGGAGACTGGTTTGGTATCGGCGATGTCCCCCGATATCCAGGGTCCCGGCGCTGGTGGGCTCACCACCTGCACAGAGAAACCGGGGCGAGACAACTCGCTGTAGAGAGGGAACTGCTGACCTAACTCGGCGATGATGTCTGCGGCAACGCCGGTGCCCTGCCCGCCTGGGACCACGATGCTGATCTGGAACACACCGGTGAAGCCCCGGTGGTAGCCGCCCAAGTCGCTACTGGTAGTGCCAGCGGGCAGCGTGAAGCAGCGCAGATAGATGGCACCCGGCGTCGGTTCGAACGTCACATTCGGGTACGCGACCGGGATACCCTTGGCCTTCGCCCAGACGTCCAGGCGAGCCTCGAACAGTTGCTGAATGATCTCGTGACTCATGCCTGGTTCGCCCTGACGGCGGCCTCCACAATCTGCTGGAATTCAGCGATGGTCACCCGGACCATGCCAGCCGGTGCCTGGCTGGAGTGCCCGTACTCGAGCGGTACCGCATACGGCAGGTTGTTCACCAGGTAGGCGGTATCTCCGAGCTTCAGCGGCTGGACCCCAGCGGTCACTGCAGAAATTGCCTTGCTGCCAGTCGGGTCGACGTCATCAATCTCCCCCGGTGCGGCCGTGCCGATGCTGAACTGCCAGTTGGCCCGAAAGCGCCCGCCAACATACCCGCGCCCGGCCACCATCCCGTTGATGTCGAAGTTCTGGTCACGCTCCGCCTTGGTCAGCGGCTTCGCGTGCTTCACGCCTCGACGTAGCTTCCCGTTCCTGGTGAAGTTGCTCGGATTCAGGTTGATCAGGGTGTTGCGAATCGCGACGTTCTCGTCGTAGCGGTCCGCCGCAGCGCTCGCCCTCTGGCGGTAAGCGACGTTCGCGGCCCACCGCTCCGGGTCACCGACTGGAGATTTCTCGATCACCTTGACCGATAGATCCAACATGATCCGCTGGTAGATCGCATCGCCGGCAGCCAAGGCTTGGTCGCGGAACTGCGCCACCGCTGCAGCGAAGCTGCCCTGGCGCCCCGAGTAGCGTTGACGCATGCGAGAGCCGCGGGCCATAGGTCAATCCTCGATTACTCGCAGAGCATCAGCGCCATGCACGCCGAGATATCCCATCCATTCAGCCACGATCACGCGCATCAGTTCATCCCTATGATCGAGAGAGTCGACGGTCATGTTTCCTCTGGCGATCGACTCGAACACGGAAAGCGGAACGACATGAGCCTTGTTTGAGTGGGTCGTGATAGTAACGTGGGGGCGGCGGGTATCAAGGTCGATGATCTCGGCCATGCTACCTCCTCGCTTGCGCGACGAAGCCGATGTCCAGGCCGGCATAATTCCAGGCTTTCGCAGTCACCACCTTGAAGGCCTCGCCGTCGAACTCGATACGGTCGCCGTTCCTCGGCGCCGGCATGTCCTGCCCCCCGAGCTGCACTGGTGACATGATGATCTCGACATCACCCTGTTGGATCAGCGAACCGTCGATAACCCGCACATCGTAGTCCTGGCGCATACCGGAACCATCGAAGCGGCGCTCGATGGTTGGACTTCCACCGGTCGCCGGGTCGTACTCGCCCTGCTCGAACTTGGTCAGGCGTAGCTCAAGCCCCTTACCGCCCTTGCTCCGCGGTGCCAGCATTCGTATGGCCATCACCCGGGAACGGTCGTAGATATCGGCCATCAGCTCATCCTCGACACCCTGACGTTGAACATGCCGCCGCCGACGGTCAGCGCCTCCAGAAGCCGATCCACTGCAACGTAGCGCGGCTGCCCCTGGTTCACCGGATCGGCGTAGACCGTGGTGAGGGGCCCCACCGTCTCGGATTTCACAGCGGAGGCCTGCTGTACCGTGTCCAGCGGCCCGTCGAGCGCCAGCAGGGCCAGTTCGCACGTTGCGGCCTGCAGCTTCCGGTTCGGCCAGGCCAGGCCGGTACGTGGAAACTCCAGCGGCTGGTCCGGGTCGACCTTCGAGCCTCGGAATTGATAGCTGCGGTCGATGTAGTCGGTCGCCCTGATCAGTGCCGAGGGGCGGCTGTCATTGGAGGCCGACGCCCAGGCAGCATTGCCGCGCTGAGCGTGATACTCGGTAGCCTGGTCGACGGAGACGTAGCTGTTGGCGCTGTCACCCTCAGTCACCACCGCCATTGGCTTTCTCCTCGGTCGCCTTCAGGAACTCGCGCAGCGAATCGGGCGTGGCGCCTTCCGGCACCTCGACACCCAGTTCAACGAGACGCGCCAGCACCTGCTCGTCGTTCAACGGCGAGGGTTCCTGGGCCGCCTTCGCCTCGGCGAGCAGTTTCGCCAACGCAGCCTTGCCTGCACGCCCATCGAACGCAACGCCGAGGGCCTTCAGGTCAGCCTTGATTTCGTCGAGGGTTGGCTCGCCGTCCTGGCCGCCCGAAGCCTTCGTAGCACCGCTGGTTTGCAGTTCTATCAGGCCGTAGGCCGCCGAGTATGCCCGCGGCACCTCGCCGGCCACCGCATCGGCCTGTTCGAGGAAGTCACCCTGGCGATAGGCGAGCGGATCCCGAATCGTCAGCCCATTGCGCTGGGCGAACTCCATCTGGTCCGAGGTCGCCGGGCCCGCTACGAACCACAGAATCTTCTTGGTCATTGTCCACCTCATGAAAAGGGGGCCTAGCGGCCCCTCTGCGGCTACTTGCTCAGCACCAGAACGCCGGCGGTGTCCTTGACGCTGGTGGCGGTGCGCTCCCAGTTCGCCGCGGTGCCGATCGCAGTATCGTTCGGCGAAGCGCCGCCCGCACCGGTCTTCCAGGTGTAACCGAGCACGCCCAGGTTGTAGCTCCACTCGGCCTGGTAGACCGAACCCAGGTTCTCCTTGCCGGTAGTGCGGTTCAGAACAGCGTCGAAGTCGTTGTTGCCGGTCACCAGCACCGAGCTCTGCACCAGGCCCAGGGAGCGGAACGAAGCTGGGTTGGCCTCGGGGTCGGCGCCCGCCGGCACGATCAGCGAGTCGGCGTCGGTCACCACGAACAGGCGGCCGAACGGGTCGCGCATCACGTTCACGCCGTCGTAGGTGAACAGGTTCTCGGCGTTCGCAAGAGCGTTGTCGTAGAGATCGCTGACCACGCTGGAATGGAACACCCAGGCCGCGATGGCGTTGGCGCGGTCACCGAACTTGAACGCCGCCTTGTTCAGGGTGCGGAAGGTTGCGGTCTCGGTGGCGCTGCCATGGGTCGCGTCGGAGTGACCGCTGATTGCAGCCACCGCGCCGCGGATGGCGGTGTTCAGCATGTCCGCGACCCGTGCTTTACCCAGTTGCTCACCGATGGTCAGGGCCGCCAACGCCGGGTTCTGCAACACCCAGTTGTATTGGGCCGCCTCATACTCGATCGGTGGCGTGCCGGCGGCGACCTTCACCGCGGCGTTGAGCAACTGCGTCAGACGAGTCGCAGCCACGTCGCCGTTGCCGTAGACGTTGCGGCGGCGCACCAGATTGGCGATCAGCTTGAAGCTGGCCTTGATGTCGAAGTCGCCCTGCGCCGGCGCGTTCTGCAGAACGATGGTGCCGGCGGATGCCTGGTTGAATTTGTCGATCGCCTGGGCGACGGTTTCGGTCAGAGCCGTGTAGGTCTGCTTGTTGAATACAGCGAGATCGAAAGCCATGTGGCCTCCTTACTTGATAGTTTCGAGGTAGGCGACCTTCTCGGCCTCGGTCTTGCAGTCGGCGAGCGACTTGGCCGTGCTGCCGGAGGGCTTGCCGCCCGGGGGCGTTCCGCCGCCGGAGTGGCCAGAGCCCTTCAGGATCTGGTCGCGGTAGGGGTACTGGTCGACGAGAATCTCCAGCGCTTCATCGAAGTCGGCGGCCTCGCCGGGACGGGCCTTGCTGTACAGCTTGTTGCCGTGGGCGTCGTAGGCCACGACATTGCCGTCCTCGATCTTAAGGTGCTTACCGAACACGGACTGCACCATGTCGGCCGGAACAGCCAGGCGGTCGGCCACGAACTTCGAGCGGGAGAAGCTGCCGCCGATCTTCTCGGCGTAGAGCTGCTGCTCCAACTGCTCCGCGCGCGTGGTGGCCTCGGTCAGCTTGGTGTCGTAGGCCTTGCCGATTTCAGCCTTCACCTTCTCGATCTCGCCGGCATCCACCAGCTTCTTCGCGTCGAGATTGGCGACGGTTTCCAGGGCTTTACGCGCTGCGGCCGGGTCCTCGATGCCTTCGAAGTCTTTTGCGATCTTCTCGGCCTTCTCCGCCCGCTCGCGGTGCTGCTTGGCCTCTCCGTTCAAGCGGGTGATGGTGGCCCGGGTACCAACCGCATCGAACGCGATCTCCTTACCGTCATCTTCCACGTAGACCGGCTTGCCATCCTGGACCTCGGCGTATTGCTTGCCATCGACTTCGACAGTCTTCAGTTTCATCTCGTCTTTCTCCGGCCATCCGGCCATTGCGATGGGCCATCCGGCCCGGAAGGCGCCCCGCTCCATCCGAAACGCAGGCATAAAAAAGCCCCGGACATTGCCGGGGCCTACACGAATTGGTGATCAGATCAGTCGGGCGCGTACAGCGACCTGAGTTGCGCCAGGCTCAGCGGGTTGCCCCGCTGGTCCAACAGGTCGCTCAAGGTGATGACGCCTCGGCGCCAGAGGTCGGCGCGGCCGGGCCCCAGCTTCTCGTCCTGGAAGGCCTTTGACTTACCCTTGAGCCATGTCTCGAAGTTCAGACTGGCCGGCACCTGGCTGTCCATCGACGCCCGGGTGCTCTTCACCTCGTCGACGTCGATACCCAGCTCACGCATCGTCTTGAGCCAAGGCAGAGTGGTACTGCGACACCCCCAGTGCCGCGGGCAACCTTGCTTGTACGGCAACGAGTGCCCCACAGGCCTGAACTGCAGATCCCATGTCTTCTGGTCGTAGACCATGCAGATTTCCGTGGTGTGCGAGTCCAAGGTGCTGAGCTGGCGATACCCTTTCACCGGTCCATTCTCGCCAGAATTGGCCTTGTAGACCTCCATCCTGGCGCCATTGGCCACCGCTTGGGCGCTGTTGTGGACCAAGGTCCGAGCCGCGCGCTTGCTGACATCCATGAAGCCCTTCACCGGCGGTTGGTCGCCCCGAGCCCGGCGGCCGACGATCTGGGTGACCATCTGTTCCGTGGTCTCGCCGTTCACGAAGCCATTGCGCACCACACCCGCGAACCGGAACGACACATCCGCAGCCTGCTTGAGCCACCATTGCTTGGTAGGCGCGCCTTCGATGAGCGTATTCGCAACCACAGCGCTGAGTCGGTTCTTGCCGACGCCGAGCATGATTGGCCGGCTCACCAGACTGTTGACTGAGTTCGACGCGAAGCCTCCTTCGATGACCGCGAGTTGCCGCAGGTTGGCATCATGTGCCGCAGCGATCTCGGTGTACTGCGCCTTGATTGCCTTGGCCGCCTCGTCGAGGATCGCGTTGACCTCCTTGACGTTCTTCAGCGGCAACCGGCGGCCCTGCAGCAGCTTCACCAACTCCTCGGCGAGTTCGGTGATCTTCTCCTCGACTTCCTTCGACATACCCGCCGTGGTCCTGATCAGGTCGATACCATGGTCGGTATACAACTCCGCCAGCAGCACCTCCAAGCGAGTCATATCGCAGGTTCCTGGTTGCGGATCCGCTCCTGCTCCGACTCCCAGTCCAGGTCCTCGGCAAGCATGCCGCGGCGCTGGGCCTCGTTGAATAGGGTCTGGTCTGACAACGAGCCGCCGTCACGCATGCGCTGCAGCACACCCATGGTCTCGGCCGGAGCATAATCCGGGTCGAGATTCGGCTGGAGCTGCACGGTGCCGCCCTCGGCGCGGTTGTTCAGTGCGAGGGAGAAGTACGACAGGAACAGCACCAGGCTGTCCTGCAGGCCCTGGCACATCATCGCCAGTTTGCTGGTCTCCTTAGCCGATTCCTCGCCAGACTGCTTCGCCGTCATGACCTGGGTGGACTTCTCCACCAGCTTCGCACCGGCCTGCCTCATCTCCTCTTGCAGTGAGTCAAGCTGTTCCCGCGCGGTCTTGATGGCGGCGCCGGTGTGCTCGACGTACTTCATGTCGGCTTCCCGAGGCAACTTCACCGCGGAGCGTGCGCCGATGGCCAGCTCGTCGCCGGAGTCGACTCCAGTCATCACCAGGATCGGCACGCAGGCGACATCAACCAGACTGTCCAGGGAGGACTGGAGCCACCAGTGCTTCGCCACCAGGTGGGCGAGTTCGAGCAGCGGTGGCTTTGCTGTGAGGAACCCGGTACGCGCGGTGTAATACGGCACCAAGGGGATGAAGCCGAGCGTGTACGGGGTGTCCGACACCATCTCCCACCCGTCCTTGCCCTCCTCGAACACACGATGCCGGTGGGGCTCGATCACGCGGATCTGCTCAACGGTTTCGTCGGTGAACTCGTCCACCTCCTCCACCCGGCACGTCCGGAAGCGGAACTGGGTCAGGCTGTCGACACCAGCAACCTTGCCGGTCTTCCACCCCAGCACCTGGCCAGGCTCGATCAGCACCCCGTAGGGCCTGAAGCCGGCTTGTTGCTCGGCCTGCCGTGTGTTCGGCAGATCCTCTGGCCGTTGCGGTATCTCGACCAGGGCGAACTTCAGGCCATACTCCAGCCCGCCGCGGAACCAGTCTTGGGCGAACACTTGCAGGTCACGTCCCTCCGTATCCACGTCGGTCAGCAGGTCGGCGATCTCCTGCGGCACGTCATCGCCGATCACGACCGGCTTCGCAAACACTCGCCCCACCATGGCGCCGACCGTTTCCTCGAACGCGGGGTGCAGCGTCGCCAGCTTCAGCCGCGCTTCATAGTCCTCTCTCGTCTCGAGTTGCCGCTTGGGCAGATACGCCTCCCCCGCCTCGCGCATGGCCGAGGTGCCGCCCTTGATGCAATCGATCAGCTTCCAGTGCTCGCGCATCTCCTCGACAGCAGCGCAGCACTGGCAAACGGAATCGCTCATGGTCAGAACCTCAGGGTGGTAACAACGGCCGCAGGTCGCTCGACCGGGAATTCCTTGTGAATGAAGTAGCCCGCAGCATCGTTGGGGTGATCGATGTCGGCGGACTTGTCCGGCTCACCGTTGGTGCCCCAAACCTGCTGCTCGAGGGCATCGGCGTAGGTCGGGCAGCGGTCGGGATTGACCCGATACCGCCGCTCGCCCTTGGCGTTGCAGAACATGGCGTTCATGGAGTTGATCCGGTCCTTGACCGGCGGGTTGGCGGCCGGAGCCGATACGACGAAGCCGGCCTGCTTGAGCAGCGCGATATCGGTCTCGCTGGCCCGGACGGACTTGCGAGAATCGCCGGAGGCGTCGGGATAGATCCTGATCTGGCGGGTCGGCCGATAGTCGCCGTCGGCGTACAGCCAGAACCGCTCCTTGATCTGGCGGATCATGTCCGGGGTGTCGTACCCGTTGACGATCTCGTCGACCGCGTGCGGCAGGCCCAGGCGCTTCACGTGCACTACGGCGGCCATCTTGCCGACGTTGAAGTCCATGCCGATGAAAAGGGCCTCACCAGGCTGGATCGTCTCCTGGCTGCCGTTCAGCTTGCGGTCGTAGGCGGTGTAGATCGTGCCCGACGTCAGGTTGACGAACTGGCCGCGCAGGTACGCCGCGATCAGTTGCGGCGGGTACGATTCCATCAGCGAATCGATGTAGTCGTCCGGCAGGTTCGCCTCGTTGTCGTAGGTGCTGGCCTGGACCAGTCCATACAGGTCCTGCAGGTGCGGCTTCTCGCGCAACTGCTTCACGAACTGCTGGAAGACGAACTTGAAGCCTTCCGGGGTGGTGGTGACGTCGACACGGTTGCGCAGGCCGTCCACCTTGTAGCGCATCCGCGCGATGATCTTGCGCCAGGCCTGCTGCGCCTTGACCAGCGACAGGACGTCGAGCTCGTCCACCAGGGACCGGCCGACCTTGAAGCCGACGATGGTTTGCGGCTTCTCCATGGAGCGGCAGATGATCGTCGTGCGGTAGGCGCTGCCGCTGTAGAGGTGAACCTCGTGGTTCGCCTGGTTGATCTTGGTCCGCAGCCCCCAGTCGAAAGCCACCTCCTCCATCGTTGGGTAGAAGATGTCGCGGATTTGGGCGTAGGTCGGCGCGAAGTAGCCGGCGTTGATGCGCGGCCATTCCCAGGCGTGCTGGGCGAGCCCTGAGCAGCCCACCCAGGTCTTGCCGGAGCCGAACCCGGCCACGAAGCCGCAGAACTTGTGCGGCAAAGCCAAGAACTTCGCCTGAGGCCTATTCAGCGTCGGCATCGCGCACCCTCGCGTCGATGATGGTCACCGCGACGCTGGTCGGCGGCGCATCGTCCTCGGGGTTCTCCAGCAGCTTCAGCTCGGCGCGTTTCTTCGCCACTTCCAGGCGCTTCAGCTCGATGTCCAGGGCGGCAGACTCGGTGCCGACATGCCGGCTCAGCAGCTCCAGGTTGCGTAGCTTGTCCGGCCACTTGACCTTGCGGAGCACGCCGGCGATGCGGCGGTCGTCTCCGCGGCCCTCGAACAACTCGGCGATCTCGATGCCGGACAGGAACTGGCGCCAGGCCCTGGGCCAGTCGCGGATAGACCGGAACGATCCGTCGTCCTCGAGGATGTCGAGCACGTCCATCTCGTCGATCTCGCGCAGGCGGCGGATCACATAGTCGGCTTCGACCTCGGTGCGCTTCGAGCGCTCGGCCATGGCGGCCTGGATGGCCTGGGCGACCTCCGGCCGCTGGAGCAGTTGATAGCCGATCTCCGTCGCGCGCCGGGTGCTGTAGCCGGCCCGAATCGCGGCCTGCGTCGCGTTGAGGTCTATCAGGTACTCGTCGACGAACAGGCGCTGTTTCCTGGTCAGCGCCATGGGTCACCTCAACTGAGCCTCAGGATGGGCGCGATGTTGCCCTTGTTGCGGTAGACCAGCACCAGCAGCACCAGCAGGACCGCCAGCAGGTAGGGCGATATCGGCGTTACGTGGCGCGCCATCAGAACAGCCAGGCTGATCGACAGCGCCTGCATGCCGGTCCCAGCGGCGAGGATGTACGCGCAGAGCGAGACGCCGAACCGGTACGTGGCGCCGTGGCGCTGGTACGTGAAGATGCGGCAACTGATAGCGCCGCAGACGGCCGCAGCCGTCAGGGTCACCAGATCAACCATCTTTCCGGCCTCCGATCATGCCGACGATGCGCTGCAGAACGATCTGGAGCCATGCCGGCGCGCGGCCACCAATCATCCAGTCGAGCACGCCGATCAGGATCGTGACGATCAGCGCGGCGGTGACCAGTGCGGGCAGCCCGGAGAACTGGGTCGCGCCCCGCCCGACAGCCTCTGTGGCGGCGTAGTAGCCGCCGACCCAGGACGCCAGCAGGTAGCCGAGGCGCCTGGCCATGGTCAGGTCGTGAGCCCAGAGCACGAACAGCAGCGCGCCGGCGAAGCCGCCGATCACAGCATTGACGTCGACTCCGGGGATGATCGCGGTGGCAGTGAGCCCGACGGCGCCGGCTGCTGCTACTGCTCCGCTGCTCGTCGGTTCAGCCATGTGGTACTCCAGATGCAGAAAAGCCCAGGTAATGACCTGGGCCTTGTAGTGTGGTGCCGGCAGCAGGAATCGAACCCGCAACCCGAAGGATTCAGATCAGTACCACTGCCGCTCCAACCAGGAGCAGCAGGACCAGCGCGCCACCGCCGATTCCCTTGAGCAGCCAAACATCTTTCGATTCAGCAGACATTTCAGAACTCCGCATTGGGATGGAAACGAAAAAACCCGGCGCCAGGGCCGGGTTTTCGGGGGAATCTGTTGATTGGGTGCAACTGTGCACAATGGCAAAACGATACCCAAATGCTCGCCAAATCGTCAAGCGACCCGTTTCAGGCGCTCCCGCTGGGCCCAATAGGCCGCCACGCGGTCATGGTAGCGCTGATGGACACTGGGGCATTCCAGGATGTCCTCGCCCCACTCCTCCCGGTAAGCCTCCCCGTACCGCTTCATCCTCGCCGCCCACCGCGCCAGCTCCTGGTCCGACATCCCCCGCAGACGTTCAGCCAGGCGCTGCTGGTGATGCTCCCGGCGCTCGGCGTAGGCATCGGCCCGCTGCACCGCCACCACATCGCGGTCGACCTGGTGCCAGCGCCAGCCCGGCCCCTTCCGCAGGCCGCACTGCTTCGCCACCACCTCGGCGACCGGCCTCAGCGCCTGGGCATCCAGCTTGTCGACGTGGCGCGCCAGCCGCTCCCAGGTGCTGGCGTAGTCGCGAGCCCAGTGGCTGGGGTCGATGCGGCAGCCCAGGCGCTCCTCGATGAACAGGCAGACCTCGGCCGGGCGCAGTGTGTCGCGGCCATTGACGGCGCGCTTGTGCGAGTTGATCGCCGCCAGCGCCATCCAGTACGCCCGCTCGCCCTGGCGCTGAGTCAGTTGGCCGAGGCCGGCGCCGATCCAGACCAGGCCGTGAGCGATCGCCACGTCGTCACCGGTGGCCAGCGGCGAGTACAGCGTGTGGCCGAAGTGCTGCAGCGGCTTCGGCAGCGAGCGGATGGCAGCCTGCACCAGGCCGGCGGCCAGCATGTGGGCGCTACGCCCATTGGTGTCCTTGCGGTCGGGGTGCGTCTCGTTGGCCACCCGCCCCTTCTTGCCCAGCGCGGCCTTGTCGGCCGCCACCGCCAGCACTGAGCTCCGACTCTCGTAGAAGGCGTCGTGCCAAGCCTGGCGCGCGCTGATCAGTCTCATTTCGACTCTCCCCTGTAGTTTCCTGTAGTCACTGCTCGCCCTCGAGGAGAGGGACGACTTTCACTCGCACGCCTGGCGTTTCGCCGTAGCGCTTCCCCACCACCGCCTTCACGACCTGGACGTCGTCCTTCCAGACAACGCCGTTCAGGCCGTCGTAGATGGCCTTCTGGACGTTATCCAGGTCCGGTTTCTTGGTCGGGTGCAGTTGCCCGGACAAGGCCAGGGCCTTCCGCTTTTTCGACATCGATTGAGGGATGCTCAGCGCGATGTCGAGCTCGACCAGCACTGGGCCCTCGAACAGCGCGCGACCTGCCATGGCTTGCTGTCCGCTGTGTGCGATCAGCCCCTCGTAGTTCGCCGTCTTCGCCGGAGTGAACATCCTGGCGTGGGCGCCGACGCGACCGATACGCGGCCTCCCCTTCCCCACCGGCTCGCCGGGTACGGTGAACATCACCGGGCGGAAGTCATGCATCACGGCGCACCTCCGGCGCTTTCCGGCGCATCTTGGCCAGCAGCAGTTCCCGCGCCTGGGCGCCACTGAGCCCATCCAGGCCCTGGGCCTGCATCCGGTGGAGCAGTTGCTGCTCGGCAAGCTCATCGGCGCGCTGCAGCTCCGACTTCTGGCTGTCGAGGCCAATCGCCTTGGCGACCTTTCCGTCCAGCGGCTCACCAGCCTCGAGGCGTCGGACCACTACGGCATAGTTATGCTCGAACTCAGCGCGAAGTCGCTTGTCGCCGTACTGGGCCCGACGAAGCTCGAACAGGCCTGTGAGTTCGGCAGCCACCTTCACGACCTTGTGGCTGTAGCGCTGCTCCAAGGCTTCGTACCAGGCGCCCTCGGCGCTCGGCAAACCGTCGATCTTGCGGCACAGCCGCAGGAACTCCTTGAGGCTCGGAGGAAAGTCCTGATCCAGCACCATCCGCTGAAGGCCTCGGTCGACCTGCATGTCGCTCAGGTGCTTGATACCGGTCAGCCAGACTCGCTTGGCGAGCGTCTCCGCACGACGTTCCCCGTAGTGCTTCTCGTACCAAGCCGGATAGCTGGTTTTGAGGGTAGCGAACACACGTTTCACCGCCCTGCGCGCCCGGGCGTCAAGTTCGACCAGATTCTCGATCTGCGGCTCACCAGTCGTCGTCGTGGAGGATGTCAACAGCGTTGCGCGAACGTCGTGCAGCGGGTCGCTGACGTGCTTGGGCGTTTCGTCCGTCGGTTTGCTCATGGCGGTGCTCCGCACGCGGTGCTGTTGCCATCCGGTGGCGCTCCAGCAAGAGTTCATCGAGAAAATTTCGGTAGTACAGGGGGGAGTCAGGCGGGGCGCCGAGCTTGGCTTCGGCGATCTCCATTGCCGCGAGCATCTGCTCCGCGGTGACACCGCGCTCGACCCAAGAGGCGAACAGCGGCATGGTCCTGGCGGTCTGCACCGCGTGGATCTGGAATCCGCGCTCGCGGATGAAGAACTGGCACCACTGTCCCGCAGTGGCCGGATCGGCTGGGCATTCGCGCACGCACGCGTTAGGTGCGGTACGGTTATTACCGGATACCGGAGGTGTGCCCACTTTTTCACTTTCACCCCCTCCCACATATCTGCCCTCTTTTTCCGGGAAAGCCGCGTAGTTATTGGGCTCCGACCCTTCCACATAACTGCCCGCTTCATCTGCCCACTTAGTGCCCACTTTTTTTCGGACGGATTGATCCCGTGAAGCCTTCGGCAACTCAAAAATCAGGCGCCTTTCGGCCAGATTGGGGCCTACCAGCCCCACCTTCTGCAGCCAGACCAGCGCCCGCCGCAGTTCCTTTTCGGAGGGCTCCCCGCCCTTGATGCCCTGGTGCGGCTCGACGTAGAGCTCCTCGGCAATCGACTTCCAAGAGATCCCTCGCCGCTCTCCGACAATGCCTGTTGCGAAGTCCATAAACGGGCGCAGCGCGAACACGTAGATCTCGCGGGCAAGCATGGGTAGGCCGCGGAGCGCCTCCCGCTCCTCGTCGTTGATCTGGAAGGACCGCACGGCTACCCCTGAACAAGGCACGGCCGGCGCATCTGGTCGATCATCCGCAGCGCCTCATCTGTCGCCGCCCTGGATTCGGAGAGCTCCCGGTGGGCCTCCTGCAGTTCCTGGTCATCAGCGCCGTCGACGAGGTTGGCCACGGCCTGCTGCGCCTCACCGTTCTCCTTGATGAGTGTCCGGAGCATGCAGAGCACCTCCGGCCGCTGGCCGGCATCGCCGCCGATCAAGCGCACCGACACGCCCAGCGGCGTCAGGATGTCGCCCAGGGCCTGGACTTTCAGGTCAGTCGGCAGCGCCGCGAGGATGCTGGGTACGAAGTTCGCCGGCACCAGGTTGGTGTCCTTGGTTCCGTCGTCGAGCCAGCGGAACACGCGGTCGGCGTTGACCTTCATCCGCTCGGTTGTATCGCGTGTTGGCGGGTCGAAGATGATGCCGGTGACCAGCGCTCCCTGGATGCGCTCGTGCGCCTCCACGATGTGCTGGACGACGGTCTCTCGGCTCCACCCCTCTCGGCGGCGCCATTGGTTCACCACGCCGAGCAGCGTGGAGATCAGGGTGTGCGACTCATTCCGCATGCACTGCGTCTCCTACACGGTTAGGATCATTTCGCCATGACGCACGGATGACCGCGCTATCCCTGGCTCCCCTTACAGCGCGATGGCCGAGGAGGCTGAAAACTTGAAAATCGATCGCACGACTCAGAAAGCCGTTCTGGACCGCTTGGCGGACGCGTATCCCAATCCGGTACATACCGATGGGCTCTCCGATCTCTTCGACGACACCGAGATGCTCACCGCCTGCTGCGCCTACCTGCACGAGCACGGCCTGATCCGGGCGAAGATCACTGACTTCATGAGCGAGGGGCGCGAGCTGCTGTACGCAGAGATCAGCGCCAAGGGAATCGACTTTCTGGCAGACGACGGAGGTCTGAGCGCAATTCTGGGCCCGGTGACGATCAAGTTTCATGAGGACTCTCTCCGCCAGATGATCGAGCTACGTCTCGCCAAGGCGAGTGATCAGCAGGTGACGCCGGAGGAGAAAACCCAGCTTGTTCAAGCGCTTCGAGGACTGCCCGCCGATTCCATAAAACACCTGACAACGCGACTACTGGACCTGGGCATGGACAATCTGCCTCGAGCAGTCGAGATAGTTCGTACGTTCCTGTCGTGACGCCCCCCACCTCCTCCGTTGAGCCCAGCGTGAAATGGAGGAACCCGATCCGGGGTCCATGGCTGGTGTGCAGCGGCGTGTAGAACTGGACGGGCAGATCGTGGGCGGTGACGCGGAGGAACAGCTCAGTGCTGTCCGGCTCGCAGCGATTGGCGAGCAGCACCAGGCCAAGCTGGGACTGCGTGAAGGTAAGGCCGCCTACCACCCCGCCGAAGCTAGAGCTCGATTGCTCGGGAGTTAACTTGCTCGTCGACATGGTCAGGACGCCATTTGGACGGATACAGCAAGCGAGTCATGCTCTGGCTCAGGAAAAGCTTCAGCCAGCGTGCACTCAGCACCAAGGTCGTTCAGTGCCGCCACGATGCGTCGGCATTCACTGAGCCCAGGCTTACGGCGCCCTGTTTCGTAGTGGCCGATCGCGGCCTGGGTCAGCCCAACTCGCTCGGCAAGCTGGGTCTGGGTCACACCCGCCTGCTTGCGGATGGCTTTCAAGGCACTCATGGCTTCCTCCAAGGTGAAGTGTCCTTTTTTGAAAATACATTTCGTACTTATTTCTTGCAAGGATTAGTACATGACGTGCGTTGCACTTGCTAATACGGTCTGTAGCATTCCGCCCATGAATAACTGGATACAGATAGTCCGCAATGCCATGGCGCGGCAGGACATCACACAAGCGCAGCTCGCAGAGCAGATGGGGAAAACTCAGGGGGCCGTAGCGCACTGGCTAAACGGGCGGAGAGAGCCCAGCATTGCCGACATCAATCAAATGTTGACCTTGCTCAATCTGCCCCCTCTCACAATCCAGTTGCCTGATGATCGAATGCAGAACGTGGCACCAGCAGATCAGCCGACCCGCATGTATCGATACCCGATAGTTAGCTGGGTCGCCGCAGGCGCTTGGCGCGAAGCGATAGAGCCGGCCGGCTTCGATACATTCGAACTCAGTGACTACAAGGGTAAGGGAAGGTCATTCTGGCTGGAGGTGAAGGGGGATTCGATGACGGCCCCGGCCGGCGAGAGCATTCCGGAAGGCATGCTGATTCTCGTCGACACCGGGCTCGAGCCGAGGCCTGGCGATCTGGTGGTTGCGAAGCTGGCCGACAGCAACGAGGCAACCTTCAAACAGTTCGTGTCCGACGCAGGCCAGAAGTACTTGAAACCCCTGAACCCCGCATATCGCATGCTATCCATCGACGACAACTGCGAGATGGTCGGCGTTGTCACCCGAGCTATCCGCAAGTTCAGGTGATTCGCCAAATTTGGCCGCCCGGCACATAGGGCTAAGGCGGCCTTACCCGCCGATCAGCTACCCCTCCTCTTGACCTGATAGGTCGCCATATCCTCGCTCTGGCTTTCCACCTGGTCGTCACTTCCTTCCCGCTCCTCCCACTTCAGCGTTACCGTGCCGTCGTCGTTGAAAACCATGTCAATGCCGTCGGTCTCGGACAGCAGTTCCATCACCTGCTCCCACGCTTCATCCGGATCCGTGTCCAGGCGATGGATCGTCACCGTGCGCAGGTCTTGGGCTTTCGGTGAGTTGATCATCTCCGATATGCGGAGCCCCAATTTCTCAACCGGAGCCATCGGTTTCGCGTCCTGCTTCTTCTGTTGTTTGGCCATCGAAAGAACCCTCCAAACTGTATATTCGTACAGTATTTTTATAGCAGAACTCTGTCAGCAACTGCCAGCATCGAAGCACAAGGAGTACTCGGAATGCTGTTCTCTCCATGGTCCGAAACCACCTATATCGCTGTCGTCGACCGAGTCCGGGCGCTGATTGAAAGCCCCCAGGCACAAGTCCAACAGTCCGTGCGGATCAAGCGCGCGAGCAACGAACCGGAATGGGCCTGGCTTCGACTGGAGCGAGACCTCCGCAGTATCGACGGCGTAAATGTCGAGGCTCGGAATGACGGGAGCCTATTCGTTTACTGGTACGTCGACCTCCCTCGCTGATCTTTGACCATCAAGCCCGCCCTCAAGCGGGCTTTTCTTTCGAAGAAAGAAGTACATTTTGTATTGACCATGATAAATACGTTGTGTATTTTTCTACACACGCCAGCAACACACCGCCGGCCAGGCCACCGAGCCGACCGCTCTTTCGACAATTTGGGAACCCTCTGCTGCGCCAACGTCGCGAGACGCTGGAAGAGGCAAAAGACGCAGCCCGAGCTGGGCCGGACAGTCCAGCCGTGCAAGCCCATGCGTTGCACGCGACGTTGCTCAAGTCACCTGCCAATAGACCAAAGAAGCGAACGCAGGAGTGGGAACGAACCCCGACAAGGAGAAGCGACCGAGATGACACCGATAGGAGGAAACAGCCAATGCAGTACTAAGCCCAGCCGATGTTCGGGTCGGCAATCCGCGCATACGTGCCCCACTCAACGGGCCGCCGGGCTGCACTCAAGCGCGGAGTAACACTGATACCCCACGACCAGCGCTGTATGCCGATTGAAGGCGTTGCGAGGGAAGCCCAAGGCCAAACACATCGAGCCCTAGCTGCTATCGGAAGTGGTGAGGGCAGCACCACCCGCGGGTTGTAGAAGCCCAGCAGGCGAACGCGGGAGAAACACCGATTTCACTGGCTGGCCCTCCACCGAGGGCCAGACGGGAAGTCAATACGCCCTGGAGGTGCAGAAAATGAATGAAAAATCCTCACGTGCTGTACGCCAGGCACTTCGGATCCTCCGCAAGGAGAAAGACGATCGCGAGGCGCGCATTGAGTACCACGAAACGGTTGGAATGCTGCGCGGCCTGTACTACGGCGGTGAGATCGATTCGATGGAGCTAGTTGCGCTCACGCAACTCGCAGGAAACGCATACATCAACGCTGGGAAACCCTGGTAAGGAGACTGAAGTGGCTCAATTCAATGTCGATGCGCACCTGAGCAACGGCAAACGCCTGGATTGGATTGCCCTGCCGGACGGAAACGAGACACCGGATGACGTGCTGATCGAGGTACGCCAGGCCGCCATGAAGAAGTTCGGCGACCTCATCTGGTTCAACCGCTGGGACCACGTTGTTGCCAGCAACGGCTACATCACCGTGCGGATGCACGCGTGATGTACCAGTTCTTCAAGCCGATGCGGGGCTGCCAACCGTGAAAAGAGAGGAATGCCAATGAAGCAGTTCGCGAAGCTGTTCGAGTTCGAAGACCTGGGCCAGGTGCTCGTGATGCTTGATCGCGGGGATGACGGCCCGGAGGTGCGCCTCTACTTCAAGCCCGACGGGCTTGGCGTCTGTTCAGTGGCGTGCAGCAACTTCCCCGGCGACGAAGACGATCAGTGGGACTACGCCGAAAAGGGGTTCGCCACGGTGGACTCCGAAGGGGCTCACAAGATCGTCGCCGAGGCAATGGAAGTCGTCCCGGATCGCCTGGGCTAGCGGTCCAGGCGGCAGAAACGCCAACTACCACCCGAACGGAGTCACACCATGCTGATCTTGACCCGCCGCCACGGCGAAACCCTGCATATCGGCGACAACATCACCGTCACGGTCCTCGGCAGCCAAGGCGACCAGGTGCGCCTCGGCATCACCGCCCCGGACGACGTCGCCATCCACCGCTCCGAGATCTACCAGCAGATCGGCAACGTCCGACCGGTGCCGCCGGCGGAGCTGGTCGAAGCCTGGAACCGAGAGCACCCGGCGCCAGCGCTGATCGAGTACCGCCCGTACCGAGGGGCCGAACCACAGCGCACCCGCACCGTCGGCCGGGCCAGCGTGTCGCTTGGCGGGGCGGCGGTTATCTGGATCGAAGGCCAATCGGCGCCGGTCGCGTTGCGGGCCTGCACCGCCCTCTGAAAGAACACCACCCGAGAGGTGATGACCGGTGTGCCGTGCTGGCCCAGCACACCGAGAGCCGAGGACCAGCTAAACCGGGGTGCTTCGCAGGGTTGAAGAACCGGGGATATTGGTTGTAGCGAGAGAAACCCTGCCCGCTCCCCTGGCGCTCCGGTGCCAGGGCGTAGCGGAGAGTGGTCTGAGCGCATAGCTGTAGCGTAGGTGCGTCACAGACGACTGGGTTGGACGGTGATGGGTTGGCCTTATGCCATCGAAGCTTCCAGCTACGCCGGAGATCAGCACCGGCCAGACCACTCCCCGCTGCGCATGCAGCGTTCCCCCTCTTCGCCCGGCTCCGGCCGGGCTTTTTTCAACCTCCATTCGAGAGCACCCACCACGGCGCCCCACCGGGCACGACTGCCGTGTGCCTGGGTGCTGCCGAATGCAGGTGAACCACGGAGATCACCGATATGGCTTCTATGACGCAACGCACTTGCAAGACCTGCAAGAAGCCCTTCCAGGCTCGCACCGCAGACGTGAAGCGAGGCTGGGCCCGCTACTGCAGCAAGACCTGCAAAGCAATCGAGCAGGAGCAACGCACAGGACAGTTCGCCGAACTGCTGAGCAGACGTCGCCAATTGGACGACCTCTACGACGTGGACATCTCCGATTCGGAATGGGGCGCGAGTGATGGCGATTGAACCGTAGCGAGGAGACCAGCATGCATATCACATACCGCGAGCGCCGCAACCGTGCGGTTTTCAGCAACGCCCAGCACGCCTGGGACTTCGCCAGAGACCCGCTCTGGGACCAGCCGGACCCGGAACCAGAGCACGAGGACGAAGAGCAGGAGGACGACGATGGCCTTCAGCAATGAACGCGCGGTTCGGATGATTGAGGAAGGCATCACGGCCATGCGCCGGTCCCACTTCCCGCGCCCCGAACAGAGCTTCCTCCACGGCCTGATCGAACTGGCCTACGCAGTGGACTTCATCGACACCCGCCTCTACGACGACATGCGCCGCCGGCTCGACGCCGCGGCGGATTCGCGCTGGGCAGAACTCAGGAGCACGAACACATGACCACCCGCCCCGTTCGCTCGATCATCGACGACCAACTCGACGACCTGGTGATGCCGGCCGACGCCGACATCGCCGCAGTGCTCGGTCTGCCTCGCGAGACCCTGGTGGTGAATCTCCCGCGCCGCATGGCCGTGACCATCAAGAAAGGCCGGAAGTGCCTGGGGGTGCGCCGTGGCTGAGCCAATCCAGATCATCGACGTCATTGAGCACAAATCGGCGTACATGACCCAGATTTTCGTGGTCATCGACCGCATGCCCGAGTTCGTCTACTCCTGCGGAGAGTTCGAGAAGGTTGCGGGTTGGGGCGGGCGTGGCCGCCACCTGATCGCCAACGACAGCGGGTTCTACGACTTCCTCAAGGAGGTCCCCGGCTCCACCGATGTCTTCGCGGGGCGCAAGTTCACGATTCGGCTGGATGACGGAGGCACCCTTGAATGCCATGGGCAGGTCTGGGATGCAGCGCACCCCAGCCCGCCGGAGCCAACCGTACAAGTCGGCATCAGCACAATCGAGAAGCTGCATCACTGCTACGTCTTCTCCGGCGGCCGGATATCCAAGGCAAAGCTGGAAGAGTGGCTGGCAAGCAATCGACCCAGCAGGAACTATCGGAAGTACGACCCTGCCGAGAGTATCGAGGCGTTGCGCACCAGGTTTTTCAGCAACACCTATGGCTTGCGCGCGGTGGGCGCCCAGCGTGCCCGCCGACTCCGTCGTCAGGGGCGCGAGATCCATTGGCTGGATGGCTTCCGCTTCTGGAGTCCAGCCTTCGAACGAAGCAAGCGCGACATGCTCGCCAGGAAGGCTCTCGATGAACGCGAAGCGTAAAGCCACCCTCCTCGGCGCCCTGGCCATGACCGCCTTCTACATCCTGCTCATCTTCGCCCCTGCCTGGGGCGGTCTGATCACCGCCGAACAACCCGCCACGGCACCCATCGCCGGGAAGTGAGCCAACCATGCAAACCATCACCGTGCGCGCCTCGTCCTGGGGCGCGCTGTTCGACTGCGCGTTCAAGTGGGAGGGCGTACACCTCCTGAAGATGCGCAACCCGTCATCCCCCCGGGCGCTGCTCGGTACCGCGATCCACGCAAGCACCGCAGCATTCGACGCGGCACGGGTGAACGGCGAGCCTATCAGCGCCTACGACGCCTCGGAACTGCTGGTGCACACGCTGCAGCAGCCGGAGTTCGAGGTCGACTGGCGCGGTTCCGACATCAGCCCGCGCGAAGCCGAGTCCACCGGACTGACGCTGCACACGAAGTACTGCAACGACATCAGTCCGCACTTTGACTTCGTGGCCGTGGAGCTGACGACCAAGCCGCTGGAGATCGACTGCGGCGGCGGGGTCATCGTACGGCTGACCGGCCAACTCGACCGGGCCCGCATCAAGCGCGATAGCCACGGCGTCGGCATCGCCGACGTGAAGACCGGCGGCGCCGCGGTGAACCAGGGCGTGGCCAAGACCAAGGGCCACAAAGCCCAGATCGGCACCTACGAACTGCTCTACGAGCACACCACCGGCGATGCGATCACCGCGCCGGCCGAGATCATCGGCCTGAAGACCAAGGGCAAGCCCGAGGCGGCGGTCGGCGAGATCGTCGGCGCGCGCCAGGTGATGGCCGGCACCGACGAGCATCCCGGCCTGATCAAGTTCGCCGCCGACATGTTCCGCTCCGGACTCTTCCCCCCGAACCCGCAAAGCCCACTTTGCAGCCCGAAGTACTGTCCGCGCTGGCGGACCTGCCCTTACCACGAATGACCGGAGACACCATGAGCCAGACAACCACCCTCGAAACCCTGCAGACGCAAGCCGTGGCTCCGCGTCAGCGCGACAAGGCACCTGTCGCTATGTCGTTCTTCAACATGGACGGCTTCGAGCTGATGCAGCGCATCGCCAAGGCCTTCAGCCAGGCCGACCTGGTGCCCAAGCAGTACCAAGGCAACCTGCCCAACTGCATGATTGCGCTGGACATGGCCCAGCGCATGGGCGCGAACCCGCTAATGGTCATGCAGAACCTCTACATCGTGCATGGCACCCCGGGCTGGTCGAGCAAGTTCCTGATCGCCACGGTGAACACCTGCGGTCGCTTCTCCTCAATGCGCTACGAGTGGAAAGGCGAGCCAGGCAGTTCCGACTACGGCTGCCGGGCTTGGGCGATTGAGAAGTCCACCGGCGAACGCCTCGACGGCATCTGGGTCACCTGGAAAATGGTGAACGACGAAGGCTGGGCAGCGAAGAACGGCAGCAAGTGGAAGACGATGCCGGACCAGATGTTCATCTACCGCGCCGCCGCATTCTGGCAGCGCGCCTATGCGCCGGACCTCGGCATGGGCCTGCAGACCGCAGAAGAACTGCAGGACGTCATCGACGCCAAACGCGACGCCGACGGCTCGTTCACGGTCGACCTCGACGCGCTGCGGCGCCAGCAGGAGGTCACCGACAAGGCGCCGGGCGCGGGCCAGCAGGCTCTGGAACACGAACCCGGAGAAGTGATCGACACCGTCAGTGGCGAGATCACCAAGTCGGCTCAGCGCCAGCCCGCCGATCAGCAGCCGGACACCGGCACCGACGAGCTCAATCTCGAGTAACCGGCCATGCCCAGCCTTACTGTCCTTGAGCGGTACGGCCAAGTCGGGGAGTTCGCCGCGCTACTCGGCGCGGCCGAGCTCAACGCCGCTACGGACTGGGACGAGCAGTTCCTGGCCGACCTCCGCAGCAACTTCCAGCGCTACGGCGCCCACACCTACCTCAGCGACGCCCAACTCGAGCAGTTGGAACGGATCGCCAACGAATAGGACCCATTCCCGATGAGCAACAACCCGCACTTCATGAACATGACCGCCGACACGCTCGGCAAGAGCTTGCTGCAGGGACTGATCCAGGAAATCCGGATCATGCCGGACTGCTGGCAGAAGCTTCCCGAGGCCAAGCAGCAGGACATCATCGACCGCCTGGAGCGCCAGGTACGGAATGCCGCCACCATCGCGGTCCACACCATTGCCGGCGGCGACCGCGACACGGTCTACGGCAAGCTGGAGTCGATGACCGCGAAGGACAAGATGAAGGCCGTATTCGTGGTGAATCCGAGCAGCCCTCACAAGGAGGACCTGCTGTTCGCGGTGAACAAGGATTGCCTGCTCATCATCGGCGGCGCCAACGAGTTCACCGAGGGCATGGACCAGGTCAAGCCTGACCCGGACCAGAACCCGCTGGACCTGAATGGCGGCGACCACGACATGGAAGACGCCGGCGCCTGGGGCGGTATGCAACCAGCAGACGACAGCGACGTCGTCGATGCCGAGTTCCAAGAGCTGCCGCAACTCACCGTCGAGCGCTTCGCCGGCCACACCCTGGGCGAGATCGCCATCGGCGTCGCCACCAAGAAGGACGTGTTCGACGCGGCCTGGCTGCAATCGCGCTTCGCTCTCACCACCGAGGAAGCCGAGCGCGTCGTTCTCCAACTGCTGGACCAGGGAGTCATCGTGCTCGAGCAGGAAAACGAGGAGTCCCGCGAGTTGAACACTTACCGCGTCGTCAAGAAGCCGGGGGATATCGCCCTCGACCTGGAGTGAGCCATGCGCATCACGAAACTCGAAATCACCAACTTCCAAGGGCTGCGTCATGCGGCCCTTGATGTTTCTGCGCCGGTGCTCCTTGTGGCCGGCCACAACGGCGCCGGCAAGAGTTCGCTGCTCGACGCCATCAGCCACGCCTTCACCGGTAAGCCCGGCCGCGTTGCGCAGAAGCAGCATATCGGCCAACTGATCACCGAGGGCGCCAAGAAGGGCGAGGCCCGCGTCGAGTGGCTGGACGAGGCCGGCGAGGTGCAGGCCTGCGGGGTCGCGCTGCCTAGCGGCAAAGGCTCCCCGCTCGCCGACTCGCCGTTCCTGCCGTTCGTGCTCGACGCCAGCCGCTTCGCCGCTCTGGACGCCAAAGATCGCCGCCGGGTGCTGTTCGACCTGACCGGCGCCAGCGCCAGCCCGGCCGAGGTCGGCAAGCGCCTGAAGGCCAAGGGCATCGACGTGGCGCTGTTCGAGAAGGTGAAGCCCCTGCTCCGCTCCGGGTTCCCAGCCGCCGTCGAACAGGCCAAGGCCTATGCCAGCGAAGCGCGCGGCGCCTGGAAGGCAATCACCGGCGAGAACTACGGCAGCGACAAGGCGAACGGGTGGGAGCCGGAGGCGCCGCCGGTCATCGTCAGCGAGGAGGAACTGGAATCGGCGCGCGCGGAACTGCAAGCCACCGCCCAAGACCTGGACGAGGCCCAGCAGACCCTGGGCTCCAGCAAGCGCGCCCACGCCGACGCCCAGTCCCGCGCCAGCCGCATCACCGCTCTCCGCGAGACCGCAGCGCTGGCCGACCGCCGGCGCAACAAGCTGGCCACCGACGAGGCCAATCAGGACGAGTGGTCGGAGAAGGTCATGGCAGCCGAGGCCGCCGCCAGCGGCGAGCCCGCCCACCAGCCGCTGACCTGCCCTCATTGCCAGGGCGCCGTGGACCTGCAGGCCGGCCAGTTGGTCGCGCACCAGCCCCCGGCGAAGGTTGCCGATCCCGAGGCGGCGAAACGCCTGGATGAGTACCGCGGGTATCTTGCCAGCGCTCAGCGGGCCGTCGCCAACAGCCGGCGGGACCTGAAGGAGAGCGAGGACGCCGCCGCGCAGGCCGCCGCCCTGGAAGCCGAAACCGCCCAGGCGCCCAGCGCCGAGGCGATCGCCAACGGCGAACAGGCGATCAACGAACTGCGCCAGGCGCGTGACCGGCAGCAGGCCAAGGTGCAGTCGCTGCAGGAAGCGTTCAACGCCGCCGCGCAGCGCCAGGACGTCATCAAGCAGGCCGCCGGATTCCACGCCGAGGTCTGCGCCTGGAGCGCCCTGGCCGATGCCCTTTCCCCCGCGGGCATCCCGGCTGAGATCCTGGCCGACGCGATCGGACCGGTGAACGAGCTGCTGCAGCGCCTATCCGGCACAGCCGGCTGGTCGCCGGTACAGATCAGCGCCGACATCGATGTCACGTTCGGCGGTCGACTGTACGGCCTGCTGTCCGAGTCCGAACGCTGGCGGTGCGACGCGACGCTGGCCCTGGCCATCGCGACGATCTCCGGCCTTCGCCTGGCGCTGCTGGATCGCCTCGACGTGCTGGATATCCCTGCGCGCACTCAGCAGGCGATGAAACTGTTCCAGAGCCTGGCCGCCGGCGGCGAGATCGACACGCTGATCGTCGCCGGCACGCTCAAGGAACCGATGGCGAAGACGCCGGCCTGGCTACAAGCGGTCTGGATCGACGCCGGGCAACTCGCCGACCAGCAGCAACAGGCTGCTGCCTGACCCTCGATACAGCGCCCCACCCGGGGCGCTTTCTCTCCCAGCAAGCACGCACCGGACGCCGCCCTGTGGGCGATTCAACCATGCCTCGTGGGCCGCCCTGTCAGGCAGGGCGGCGTCCAGTGCCTGTTCACGGAGTACTGACGTACTTCTAGCGGGTCGCGTACAGCCTAACGACTCTGGGTGTTGAGAACCTCATAGTTACGATCTGCATGCGCCTTGGTTACCCAAGTGTTCTTTGTCGACCTGGCTTGAGCCTTGGATCCGCTCAAAGTTTGGACCACTCGTCCCACGGCCTTCGATGCAACAAGTGCAGCGCTTTCAACCTTTGTCGGAGAACCCCGATAGCCTGCGGCAGACCGAAAATGATTGAGGATGATGTCTTGCTGATAAGCAGGTGTTTGCTCTCCACCGATTGTTGATGCACCCACCGTCTCATACCGGTAATAGACCTTGGTGTCATCGAACACGATCTCGACGATTCTGAAGTCAGGCATCTCTCCTCCTTGATCCGGCCCCATGCCGGGCCTTCCAAATCTAACTCCAACGACATCACTGCGCCATCACGCATAGCGCAGTGCGTCCTCACGTTCGCGAAAAGGAACCCGCCGCATGATCAAGCGCACTCTCTACCACTTCCACTTCTGCTGCGGCCTGGGCGGCGGTGCCGCCGGTTTCAACCGGGCGCGCCCGCGGGTCGGCAACGTCGAGGCCCATTGGGAATGCCTTGGTGGGATCGACGTGGACCCGGCCGGATTGCGCGACTTCGAGCGCCTGGCCGGTGTCCCGGGCACCCTGCTGGACCTCTTCACCCGCGACCAGTACGTGCGGTTCCACGGCAAGGAGCCGCCGACAGGCTGGCGGGAGGCAACCCCGGAGGACATCCGCCGCGCCGCCGGCGGGCGCCGGCCGGATGCCGTGTTCATCAGCTCGCCCTGCAAAGGCGCCAGCGGCCTGCTGTCGGAGAAGATGAGCCTGACTCCGAAGTACCAGGCGCTGAACGAGTTGACGCTGCGCTGCATCTGGCTGATGGGCGAGGCATGGGCTGATGACCCGGTGCCGCTGATCGTCTTCGAGAACGTCCCGCGCCTGGCCAGCCGCGGCCGGCACCTGCTGGACCAGATCAACAGCCTGCTCGGTGGCTTCGGCTACGCCGTGGCGGAAACCACTCACGACTGCGGCGAGCTGGGCGGTCTGGCCCAGTCGCGCAAGCGCTTCCTGCTGGTCGCGCGGCACGTCGAGAAAGTGCCGCCCTTCCTGTACGAGCCAGAGAAGAAGTCGCTCCGCGCCGTCGGCGACATCCTCGGCCGCATGCCGCTGCCCGGCGACATCGATGCTGCAGGCCCGATGCACCGCGTGCCGTCCTTGCAGTGGAAGACATGGGTGCGCCTCGCTCTGGTGCGAGCCGGCAGCGACTGGCGCAGCCTGAACGACCTGGCCGTTGAGGACGGCTACCTGCGCGATCTGATCATCGTCCCGGAATATCAGGCCGGCTACGTGGGCGTTCACGGTTGGAACGACAGCATGGGCACCATCGCCGGCCGCAGCGGCCCCACGAACGGGGCGTTCTCGGTAGCGGACCCGCGCGCACCGGCAAACGCTCTGCAATACCAGCAGTACGGCGTCCGCCGCTGGACCGACACCTCCGGCGCCATCATCGGCGTCAAGTCGCCCGGCCAGGGCACGTACTCCGTCGCCGATCCCCGCGGCCAGAGTTTCGGCAAGTACCCGGTCACCGACTGGGACGGTCCGTCCGGCACCGTGATCGCGGCCAGTACTACCGGCCAGGACGCATTCGCCGTGGCCGACCCGCGCCCAGGCGGCGTCCGGCACAACAACGTGTTTCGCGTCGTCAGCATGGGGAGCCACGCCGGAACCGTCACCGGCGGGCACTCACCCAGCTCCGGCGGCCAGGCTGTTGCCGATCCCAGGTACCACAACTGGCACCCAGGGGCGAGCAGCCGCAAATTGCACGTCGGCGAGTGGGGAAGCGCTACCGGCACGGTCACCGGCTCCCAGCAGGTGGCCAGCGGCGCGCTGTCGATCGCTGATCCTCGAGCATTCGACCGGCAGCCTGGCGATGCCTGGGTAGGCGGTGGCCACTACGGCGTGATGGGCTGGGACCAGGTGTCCGGAGCCGTCTCCGCCAGCGCCCGCTACGACAACGGCCGCTGGAGCGTCGCCGACCCGCGCATGCCGGCGGCGAACGACCGGCTCACCTGCATCATCCAGTCGCTGGACGGCACCTGGCACCGGCCCTTCACCACCCTGGAGCTGGCCGCGCTGCAGAGCCTGGTGGACCCGGAAGAACAGTTGATCCTCGACGGCCTGAGCGACAGCGACTGGCGCGAGCGCATCGGCAACGCCGTACCGCCGGCCGCGGCCGAGGCCATCGCCGGCGTGATGGGTACAACGCTGCTGCTGGCCGAGGCCGGCGAAACCTTCATGCTCAGCAATACGCCGATCTGGGTGCGCCCGGTTGCGGTGGCGCTGAGCGTCGCACAACAGGAGGTGAACCCGTGAACACCGAACAGTTCATTCGCAACGCGGCCGCGCGCAGTGGCCTGGCGCAGCTCGACATCTTCCACAACACCAAGGAGCCCGCCGCATGAGCCAGATATCAACCTCTTCCCTCAAGAGGTGAGCGATGGCCCAATGCACCGCAGCAAAAAGCTCCCGGTCTGCTCGTTTCCCTGTGAGTTGGCGGAAATGTGTCTGGAGGGAAAAGAAAAATCCCTCCTCCGTAGAGGAGGAGGGATCAGAAGCGGATGTCTAAATCAGTCATCCGTTACGAGCTTCATGACGTCTGCTATTGGTATCACTGCCTGGATCGTATTCTCCGGGCCGTACAACACGTACTGCTCTCCCTGTTCAGCGACTCTTACTGCCTTTTCGTAGACCTGAATGTTTCCCTCAGTGTCTTCAATCGCTACTGCCATTTTCTCTCCTCCGCAGGCTACGTGCCACCGGAGTACTCATATCCCATCTGGTACCAAAAATCCACCCCGGTGAGGATCACCACCATGTCTATTACTTACGGAAGTGTCTGCAGCGGCATCGAGGCTGCGAGCGTGGCCTGGCACATGCTGGGGTTTCGCGCCAGTTGGTTCGCAGAAATCGAGCCCTTCCCCTGCGCAGTACTGGCCAACCGCTGGCCGGCGGTACCCAACCTGGGCGACATGACCAAGCTCGCCCGCGAGGTGCTGCTTGGGATCATCGCTGCGCCGCTGATCCTGGTGGGCGGCACGCCGTGCCAGGACTTCTCCGTAGCCGGCATGCGCGCCGGCCTGGCCGGCGAGCGCGGCGCCCTGACAATGAAATTCGTGGAGCTCGCAGATGCAATTGACCATGTTCGACCAGACGGAGACGAGTGCGTCGTCGTCTGGGAAAACGTCCCCGGCGTCCTGTCCGACAAAGGCAACGCGTTCGGCAACTTCCTCGCAGCCCTGGTGGGCGAATCCGAAGAACTCCAGCCGCCAGGGGGCAAATGGAAGGACGCTGGTTGTGTGTATGGACCCAAGCGAACAGCCGCGTGGAGGATTCTGGATGCCCAATATTTCGGCCTGGCCCAACGACGCCGCCGTGTGTTCGTTATCGCAAGTGCTCGAGCAGACTTCGATCCCGCAGCGGTACTTTTTGAGCGCGAAGGCATGCGCAGGGATCATCCGCCGCGCCGAGGCGAGGGGCAAGACCTTGCCGGACACGCTCCTTTCGGCCCTGCGCTCCAGTGCGGCTGCGGATATCTCTTCGACCTGAGCCTTGGTCAGTGGGGTTGCCCAAACTGCGAGGGAGACGAAGGGCCTGCCGTCGAAGTAATGGCCGGCGTCCCTGCCTTCGGCGGGGAGAACCAGAGCCGGTCTCTATTCCAGGCCGGCGCGCTGACCGCCCATGGCGTTCGGAACGACTTCGCATCCGAGACGTTCTGTGTCCACGGCACACAAGACCTCAACACCCTAGGCGACATGGCTCACACCCTTGGCCGAAACAGCGGGCAAGAAAATGCCGTTTTCGCCATACAGGCCGGAGCCCTCCGCACAAACCCAGACAGCGGCCCCGATGGCGTCGGCGTACAGGCGAACCATGCCTACACCTTGGAGGCCCACGCGGAGGTTCAAGCGGTCGCCGTAGCGCTGCGGGGTCGCGAACATGGGGGAACGATAGAGCTCGGCGGCGACGTAGCAGGATGCCTTCGCGCCAGCTCCGGCGGCGGTGACAAGCCGCATGCCCTTGTCCATTCCGCCGTCCGCCGCCTCACCCCCCGGGAATGCGAGCGCCTGCAGGGATTCCCCGACGACTACACGCTGATCCCCTGGCGTGGGAAGCCCGCTACCGAATGTCCTGACGGCCCGCGCTCCTGATTTCAACTACCCCGCCTTCAACGCCGAAGCCGCGCGCCAGCCTGCGGCACCCAGGCCGGCTACATGCGCAAGGCCCTGGCGCAGCTGGTTACCTGCGACGCCATCGCGCTGTTGCCGGGCTGGCCAAGTTCACGCGGCGCCAATATCGAGCGCAGCCTGGCCTTTGAGATGGGGATGAAGGTCGTCATGGCCGCGGACATCGCCGCACCTATAGGGCGGGAGTCAGCCGCCACCCTCGTCTGTGCTTCCACCGCTAACTCCGGACTTAACCAAGCAAACGAGCTTGCGCATTCCGACATGGGTGCAAGGTCTTCCGGGCGCCACCCCCTCGATCATTCGGTTGAGATCGGCTCGTTCGAGCCCGTCAGCTAGAACCCCCTCGCGGTAGAGCTGCCGAATGTGCCCTTCGTGAAGCCACTTCTTGCTGGTCTCATTGAAGCAAATGCTCCGCCCAGGTCTTCGCTCCTGAATGAGCAGGCCTTGCTCGCCAGCCAACTCAAACACCCGCGCAACAAACCATTCCTCATCCATGTTCATCGCTCCAGCCGAAAGCCTGGAGTATAGGAGACCCTATGCCGGCAAGTTGCTGCGCTCACAAGGAACGCCCCATCTTGTTCAGCGGGCCGATGGTCCGCGCCATCCTGGAAGGTAGGAAGACGGTCACGCGCCGAGTGGTGACGCCGCAGCCCGACTTCCTCGGCTCAATGGTCGATCCCAATACGCCATTCAAGACGCTTGATGCCGGCCTGCACGCACGCATCACCTGCCCCTACGGCCAGCCCGGCGACCGGTTATGGGTGCGCGAGACGTGGACTGACGTGAACATGTGCGGCGCGCCGGCGCTGGCATATCGGGCGGACGAGGATATTCGCGATCTTATGGAAGAGCCGGGCTTTCTGGATGATCGCGGAGCCTTCAACTACGACGACCCGCGCGTCAAGCCATATCCATTCGCCTGCTGGTACGCCGAACTTGATCAGGCGCGCTGGCGGCCGAGCATCCACATGCCCCGTTGGGCCTGCCGCATCCTACTGGAGATCACCGCGGTGCGCGTCGAGCGCCTGCAGGACATCAGCGAAGAGCAGGCGTTGGCAGAGGGAGTGCGCGGCGAGCCATGCGACCACGCTCGGCAAGCCTGCGCCGATATCGGCTGCTGGGGCGACACAGCCAAGGGGGCGTTCGGCTTCCTCTGGGAATCGCTCAACGGCGAGGGAAGCTGGGCCGAAAACCCATGGGTCTGGGTCGTCGAGATCAAGCGGGTGACACCATGAGCGCCATCATCAGCGAATGCGGCCAGTACCGTTACCTTCTGACTCGCCCTGGCGACTGCCTGGCCGACAAAGGCACAGCGGTTTTCCTAATGCTCAATCCGAGCACCGCTGATGCCGCGCTCGACGATCCAACGATCCGGCGCTGCCGCAACTTCGCCTCGGCCTGGGGCTGCAACGGGATCGCCGTCGTCAATCTGTACGCCTTGCGCGCGACGAACCCGGCCGACCTCTGGCAGCACAGCGACCCAGTAGGCCCAGACAACGACTGGCGCCTGCGCGCGATCGCCCGAGAGTACACCGACATCGTGTGCGCCTGGGGCGCCAATGCGAAGCCCGAGCGAGTAGAAGCCGTAACCAGCATCTTGACCGCCGCCGGCGGGCGCCTCTGGTGTCTTGGCACGACGAAGGATGGCCACCCGCGCCACCCTCTGTACGTGCCTGGAAATCAAGCGCTCCAGCCTTGGGCGCCGAGGGTAACGCCATGACCAGATCCAATGCGCCGCTGGTGCAGAGCGAGGCCGAACTCTGCGCGGCGTTCATCGACGAGTTCAACCGAGTCCCCGGCTGGACCTGCTACCCGGAGACTGCCGGGTTCGACATTCTGGTTGTCCATGAGGATGGCCGGCAGATCGGCGTCGAGGCCAAATTGCAGTTGAACGCCAAGGTAGCCGACCAGATCCTGCCGCAGTACTGGCAGGACCGGTACGGGGCGCCCGGGCCAGATCACCGCATGGTCATTGTCGTGCGGATCACCGAGGCCAGCCAGGGAATCGCGCGCCTGCTTGAAATGTGCGGCATCGCAGTGCTCGCGCCGTCCCGCGGACACCGTCGGCGCGACGGCAAGTTCGTCGACTTCCCCGAGTTCCACTTGCGCCACTGGCTCCAGCACTTGAGCGGGCCGCAACTGTTCGACTGGAACCCCGCTGAACGCTGCCACGTCCCGATTGTGGTCCCCGACGTGCCCGCCGGCGTTCCGGCGCCGCTGCGCCTCACCGAGTGGAAGGAAGGCGCGTTGAAAGTGATCGCCACGCTTCGCCGCCAGGGCTTCATCACCACGAAGCAGATCGCCGAATGCGGCGTCAGCGCGACGAACTGGACACGATCCTGGCTCGACAAGGGCGCCGAGCGCGGCACCTGGGTTGAGTCTGCCCGCATGCCAGCGTTCGACCAGCAGCACCCCGAGGCATACGCCAAGTTGCAGCAACTCGACCAAGCAAAGCCAGGCGCCCAGCATCGGCTGGCACTGGCGAAGGAAGGTGAAGCATGAAAGCGCGCATCGAGAAGAAATTGAGCAAGCGGCTGGTCGAGCTTTACCCAGCGCTCTACTGCAGCGCCTGGCGCGACGAAGAACCGTCTGAACTCGCATATGAGCAAGGCTCCCGAGTCCGGCATGTTCTTTCCGTCGGCGGCGGTGTCGACTATTGGGGCGAAGGACAGGACGCCTACACCGTCTGGCAAGACTGGCTGATGAGTTGGGAATGGCACGGACCGTTCGAGACGTACCCGGAGGGCCATCGTCACGAGTACCTCCCGGATACGGAAGGCTTCAAGCCGACTACTCGCAACCTGCTCCAACTGGCTGGCCGGTGCCAGTTGCTGGAAGCAGCATCAACGAGGGCGGTCCCATGAACCAGCCTCCCACCGACTACCAGATCAGCGCCGCCGACGCGCACGAACTGGCCGGCGCCGTGCTTCTTCCGGCGGACCTGCGCCGCCAGGTGCTGGAGAAGATGGCCGCCCACCGCGACCCGGCCACCATGCTCGACCTGTTCGCCCAGGTGCTGGGCATGGCCAACGCCGTCGCCGAGAACTGCCGAGCGATGGTCGAGTTGATCCTCATCGAGCACGGCGAACATCCGCACACCGCGGAGCAGGCGAACCTCCCGACGATGTTCGGAGCGCTGCAGGGCGTTGTCCTGGCCGCAACGGTGAACCCTCGCGGCACGTGCGCCGGCTGCGCCTATCGACTCGGCACCCCGGCGAACACCTCGCCGGTCACCACCTCCGATGCCATCTACTGCCGGCAGGAACTCAGCCGGTTCTACTGCCACGCCGACCTGGACGACCAGGGCAACCCAGTCCGCACCTGCGTCGGCCACGCCAAAGCCATGAAGCAAGACGCCACGAAATGAACCGCCCCACCATCTGCCGCACCACGGGCCAACGGATAGGCCTGTGCAAATGCTTCCGCTGCCGGCCGCCGGCGCCGGAGCAACCGGAGACACCGCAATGTCCTCTACCCAACACCAACTGATCGAGCAATGCGCCACCCGCCTACGCGGCATCGTCGAAGCCCTGGACAACATCCACGACAACACCCCGCACCGCTGGTCGACGGACCTCGACGACGTTCACTCCTCAGCCGAGAGTCTGCTGGCCCTGATCAAGGACCAGGCGCCGGCTCGATCGGAAGCCAGCTTCGAAGAGTGGCTGGCCAACGAACTCGAGGGCGAGGACGGCCAGCCTGTTCCGACCGCAGCCTGCGACATTACCCTCGCCCGCCGAGCATTCAACCACTGGCCGAAGCTGGAACAACCAGCCAAGGTTGGTGGCGTCCGCTTCAGCGCTGGCGTGTCGTCGCGGCTGGTAGTCGAAGCCGCCCAGCGGCTGTACGAGTTCGAGTCCACTCCGGAGAAAGAGGCAGAGCGCATCGACCCCGAACAGGAATCGGTAGAGCAGGCAGGCGGGGATGAGCGCGCGGCGTTCGAGCGCGCCTTCACCGTGCAGGAAGGCATCTACTTCGACGACAAGCGCGGCGAATACCGCTCGATGAATCTCCGCGCGATTGAAGCTACCGATGCCCAGGACCTGAACCTGCGGCTGCAAGGCTGGCAAGCCCGCGCCGCCCTGGCGCAACCCTCCCCAGTGCGCTCGAGTCTCTTGATCAACGGATACCAGTTGCGCGCCGCCCTGGACTTCATTGCGCCGGATGGCACTGCCGAGCAACTGGAAAGCGAGGCCTGCATCGAGTGGCGCCAGCAGGATGCCGATTTCCTCGAAGCAGACCTATACGCCTTCTGCGCTGAGTATCCCGAAGAAGGCGGCGTCTTGTTGGATGAGGAGCCAACCACTGCGCAACCATCCCCGTTGCAGTCCGAGCAGGCAGAGGCGGAGCGGCCGGCATTGTGGGCTGTACATGCCCAGGGGCCGGACGAACTGTACGCAGCATTCACCCGCGAAGACGCGGAGAAACATGCCGCCGAGCTGAACGCCCTGCCGATGCCTGAAGGGATCGCGGTTGGCGCCGTGGTCGTTCCCTCCCCCTGGCCGGAGGCGGAACACTGGAAGTATCTCGCCGAGCAGGAGCGAGACCACAAGAACGAGATCGCCGGGCGCCTGCGCCAGTTCGAGCGCATCTGCGAAGGGCTGCCGCAAGACGCCATCGATGGTGGCTGGACCGTGCAAGGCATTCGCGGCTATGCCAAGCGCTTGGAGGATCAACTGAAGGCCGCCCAGGCCGAAGTCGAAGCACTGCGGGCAGAGCTTCAATCTCAGCGAGAGCGCAACACCGAGCTGATCTTCAAGCTTGGTAGCGCAACGAACGGCTGGGGGCGCTGCGAAAAAGAGCGCGACGCCGCCCTGGCCAAGGTCGCGGGGCTGGAGGCGGAGCTGGAAACTGAGCGCATGCGATTGGCCGCATGCGGCACTGCTGCGCTTGGCTACTTTGACGGTTGTGCCGATGCGTACAAGAGCGCGTCGCTGTCCGATGTACTGCGGCTCCGCGGTGACTGCGACTCCGCCCTGGCTAGGGTCGCGGAGCTGGAGAGGCAGGAGCCGGTAGCTCTCGCCAATCGGGGCCTTCATGCCTTCTGGGTGAAGTGGACGGAGGCCGCCGCCAGGCTCTACGGCCCAGGCATCAAGCTCTACGCCGCCCCTGTAGCCCAGGCTCAGCAACTCCACGACCTGGACAAACAGTGTCGCGATGACGTGGCACGTGCGCTTGGTTTGCGCCCGAATCAGGAGCGCGGCTTCGCCTGGTCCTACCTGTTGGCGTCGATCAAGTCATGCGTGAAGGCCTCCGGGGATAGCGCCCAGGCTCAGCACAGCGTGCCTATCGCACCTGAACTTATGCGCGCTTTGGGGCTAGTTGTAGCCGCCCTAGAAGCTGACGGCGACCGCCCAACTTCGAAATACGCACTCAGCGAATTGAAAAAGGTGCTCGCCGCCGCGCCCGGCAAAGAAGTGCCGCAGGCATGGATCGACGTTCAAGCCGAGCGACGCCGGCAGGTCGAGGCCGAGGGCTGGACGCCGGAGCACGACGACCTCTATTGCGCCGCCGAACTTCCGCGCGCCGCAGCGGCATACATCCTCAACGGAGCCAATGACGAAGCGCCCGCTATCTGGCCGTTCGTGGCGAAGTGGTGGAAGCCGAGAGACGCGCGATCCAACTACGTGCGTGCCAGCGCCTTGATCCTGGCCGAGATAGAGCGCCTGGACCGGGCAGGCATATCGCAAAGTCCCCAGCCGGGAGCCACCACGGCCTCTTCCTGAGGCCAGTCCCGGCTGGGGCGAGAATCCTAACACTCAATTTCGGCCCCGGGCGATCCGCCTGGGCGGAGAGACATTGCCCATGGAAACCCCATCTGAGTTCCTCTCGAAGGAGGAGTTGGAGGCCATGATCGGCGCCAAGTCATCGAAAAAACAGGTCGAGTGGCTGGCATCTCATGGCTGGAAGTACGAATTGAATGCTGCACAGCGACCCGTCGTCGGGCGGATCTATGCCCGCCTGCGGCTGGCCGGAGTGAAACCGAACGGAACGGTCGCTGTACAGGAACCGTGGACGCTGGATCTGTCGAAGGTGAGTTGAAATGCGGCCGAAGCAGCCGAAGAACAGGGATCTCCCACCCCGGATGATTCGCCGGACCAGGAAGCTGAAAGGAGGGAAATTGTGGGTTGGATACTACTACGACGGCCGCGGCGAGGACGGAAAGAGGAAGGAAATCCCGCTCGGCACCGACCTGGACCTGGCAAAGCTGGAGTGGGCGCGGCTGGATGCCAGTCCGGCTCCGAAGACCCTGCGCAAATGGGGTGACGTGTTCGACCGGTACGAAAAAGAGATCATCCCCGGGAAAGCGCCACGCACCCAAAAGGACAACCTCCTCTCGCTGACGCAACTGCGAAAGGCGTTTTCAGAAGCGCCGGTCGAGGCGCTCACCCCCCAAGTGCTGGCACAGTACCGGGACAAGCGGTCCGCGAAGGTTCGGGCGAACAGGGAGCTCTCCCTCTTCTCCCACATCTTCAACATCGCCAGGGAGTGGGGGATCGTCACGACTGAAAACCCGGTGAAGGGGGTTCGCAAGAACCGCGAGACGCCGCGCGACTTCTACGCCAGGGCCGAGGTCTGGAACGCGGTATACGGCGCGGCTCCACCGGAACTCCGCGACGCAATGGACCTCGCCTATCTCACCGCCCAGCGGCCGAGCGACGTACTGATCATTCGGGAGGCGGATATTCAGGATGGGCACCTGCAGATCGCCCAGGGCAAGACGTCGAAGAAGTTGCGCATCATGCTCGATGTCGACGGCAGCCCGACGGCGCTTGGAGAACTCGTTGCGCGGCTGTGCGAGCAGCGGCGCCAGCGCGGCGTAGCCGGCCCGTACCTGATCACCACGCCCGATGGGCGCCGGATGACATCCTCCATGCTGCGCATTCGCTTTGACGAGGCACGGTCGGCCGCCGCCGGCGCGGCGCTTGAGGACCTCGACGAGACTCTGGCCACCGCAATCCGTCAGTTCCAGTTCCGGGACATCCGCCCGAAAGCAGCCTCAGAAATTGCTGACCTGGGTCGGGCATCCAGGCTGCTTGGACACACCGACAAGCGCATCACCGAGACCGTCTATCGTCGCGTCGGCGAGATCGTGGAGCCAACGAAGTAA